TAATTAATATAAATATTAATTAGTAATTAATAAGTATATCTATCTATATTACTAAAGTAATATATCTAGATATATTTTAAATAATACTACTAATAATAAATCTAAATACAATAATACTAATAATAATCTTAATAAATACTACAAAAGCAAAACATCAGGAAAACACATTATAAACATTACAGAACAGCTATATTTGCTTTTGTAGCTAGTAAATACGATATATTCTCTATACTTTACTATTCTTTATTTTATCTATTTATTTACTCTATTTTAATCTATTTTAGATTATAAATACTTTTCTATTATTATAGAGAAAATATTATTAGAATTAAAAATACTCGTATTTACGAGGAATTTAAGAAGAAATAGATTTATTTTGTATAATAATAAAAATGTTTTTTATAATAATAGAATTTATTCTTTATTATTAGAAAAGAAATGTATTATTAGGATATTTATTATTCCTTTCACCCATATACGCTACCGCTGGGTGAGTGAAAGGAATAATAAAATAGTTTGATTGGTATTATACGAACGATTAGTGAGTATTATTAGATTTACTTTTTACAATAATAAGAATTCTTTTATTATTAGAGAAGAAATCTTATTATTATACAAAATGAGATTTTAGAAATACATTATACTGTATTATTAGGGAAATAAGAGAAAGAGTGAAAGAGGGGCGGAGCGTGAGCGAGGCCAGTAGAATAGGCTAGAATAGCTTTAGATGGAATTAGATTACCAATACACTTATTCACCTAGGTGTAGAGTAGGAATGGAGTGTACAAGCGAAATGGATACTCGTAGCCGTATGGATAAGTGTATTAGGTATAATAGAGCATGTAATAATAGCTTAGACAATTCCCAACAAATAGCGTGGTGTAACCACTGTACTGATTTACAATACTTAGTAAAATCAGGAGCAGTTGGGAATTTGTCTAACTGATTCCCGATAGGGTTTTTTAATAGACAAAAATAAGAGAAAATTAGACTAAAATTTTACTTTTTGTATCTAATAAATATGGGAAGGAGGACTTGGTTCGACTGACGATATTTATTAGATTTTTTTGGGGGAAAGGGGGTTAAGGAGTTTGGAGATTCTTAAGAGGACAAGAACCATTAGGGACCATTGGGGTTTATGACTTTGGTATAAAAGAAGGATTAGATTTTTATATTATAGATTATCTCAAGTATATACTATTAAAGTGAACCTAGTAGAGATAACTCTACTAAACATTTAATCTCTTTGTATAAGGATCTAATCATGAAACAACATTTTGATACTTTCACTTCTTTTGTAAGCTTTATTTCATTCATCGTAATGATCTCTAGCTTCATTTCTGTACCATTACTGGTAGCACATGTCTACACTACTGGCAGTCTGATGAAATCCATCGGTATGGCTAGCATGTGGACTGTAGTACTGCCAGGTGTAGTGATGATCATTACCAGAATGATCAATGAAGTCATCTTTGGTAATCAGGATTAATTTCCTGATTACTAATAAAAAGAGTATTCCTATTTCAGGGATGTTCTTTTTTTTTTTGATTTTAGTAGGATTTGGTTAAACCTATGAAGTCTAGCGCAAACTTCTTTTTTACAAATCTATGTAAAACTATTTTATTCACTTTGTTTCAATAAGGATCCTTATCATGGCAGAAACTAAACAACAAATCTACCAACGTCAAAACCAAGATCGTAACTTCAATAAGAATCGTCGTCAACGACTAGAAGAAGAGCGTAAAGCTCGTGAAGAGGAAGAAGCTGAATTGGCAGCTCAAGAGAAAGCTGCTGAAGAAGCTAAACAACCTAAGAATGAAGATCGTTTAGATGCACCTAACAGCGAAGAAGCATTGGATCCTAACGATCCTGATTACTTGGAACCTGCTTTGTACGAGATTGACATGAGAGCTAAACCAGTCGTACCTGAAGTCGTAGTAGAATCTCAACAAGATGGTGTACGTGATTTAGAAGAACTGGATAAGAATCGTACGTACAATAATACCTACGATCGTTTGTCTCAAGATGAAGTCTTTAAACATGTCTCTACTACTGCGCAAATGTGTTTGTCTGGTATTATTGACTATGTGGCTAAAATGAAACAATTCAATGGCCACATCTTAACACTGATGGGTGATAAGAACTTTGTAGTCAATGAAGGTCCTGCGATGCAAGTCGGTCTTTACTACAACATCATGGACATCATTACCAAAACGGATTCTGCTTCTTTCCGTTACTCCATGGACTTCTTGTTGCAATTGATGTGTGACGAACCTGAAGTATTGGGATTCTTGAATCTTTCTCGTTTCCAAGAAAACTTAGTATTGGATCCCGTATCTTTGCGTTGCTATTCTAACCTGATGAACATGTTGACTTCTTTGAAAGATCCGATGACTCGTCAGAAGAACCTTCGTACTTCTATTGACATGACTAAAGCTTTGGAATATGGTTTCTCTGAAGGTGCTAAAACTCGCCTCTTGAACTACTTCCACAACTAAATTAGTCTATCACTACTCTCTACCTAATCTAAAGGTAGAGAGTAGTGTCTAGTATTATTTTATCTTTAGTATAAAAAGGATAAACGAATGAAAGCTGAAAACTGGAAACAGATTTTATCTGCTGCAGGTTGTTCGATTAATATTGCTACTGAATGGGCACCTTACTTTGCGAAATACTCAGAAGAGTATAAGGTTAATACCATTAATCGTGTAGCGGCATTCATTGCGAATGTAATGATTGAATCCAATTACCTGCGTGTATTGAAAGAAAACTTAAACTACTCTGCACAAGGCTTAGCTTGTACCTGGCCTAAACGTTATGCTAATCCTAATGGTACGCCTAATGCTAAAGCTTTGGCTATTGCTAAGAATCCTCGCGCTATTGCTAACCATTGCTATGCTAACCGTATGGGTAATGGTCCTGAGTCTAGTGATGATGGTTGGAATTATTCTGGTAAAGGTCCTATTCAAGTAACGGGTAAGGATAACTACATGGAATTCTTCCGTTCTCGTAACATGTTGCCTTCTACTTCACCTCATCTTCTTTTAGAGAAAGACTTAGGTACGGCTGCTGCATTCTGGTTCTGGTCTAAGAATGGTATTAATGCTTTTGCAGATAAAGGTGATATCGATGGGTGCTGCGATAAAGTGAACATTGGTCACAAAACCACTCGTGTAGGCGACGCACATGGTTTCACTGCTCGTAAAGCCATCTATGATAAACTGCGTACTTTCTTAACACGTAATCCTGATCTCTTGAAAGGTAAAGACGTACAAGTCATTCCTCAAGAAGTCATGAATGACGTGATTCCACCTGAAATCACTTTCTACGAACAAGATCCTGAATCTCGTGATCAAGTAGAATATGTACAGGATGTGAAGTTTATTTAATACATTATAAAAAAGAGGTTAAATGGATAAAACCTTAAAACAGAAATTTGCGATTGTAGTAGTAATTTATTTCTTTATGTTCATTGCATCCATGATCGTGAATGTATTGACCATTACTTTCTCTCCTTTGATTGTTTGGTTCTCTATGCGAGATAATTACCAAGGTAAGATCCCCACAATCTTCAAATGGTTCTTAACGCATGATAATCCAATCGATGGAGATGAAGACCACTTGAAACGACATCCTAATGAAGACTACTGGTCTATCTTTATTAGACGAGTATTCTGGATTTGTCGTAACAAAGGTTATACATTCGATTACGATGTATGTGGTACCACCTTACATGGCCCTATTAAAATGTTTGGTAATCCTTATACATCCGATCAATACGAAGCAGGACAACTCTTCCAAGTCGCTTCTAACGGTATCTTTGAATATTACTTAGTATACCGATATCCTTTCTTAAAGTCTCGTTGTGTTCGTATTCGATTAGGTTGGAAGTTCAATCAAGACTTAGTCGATACCGATAAGAAAGTGATGTTAGCGACTTCTATTGGTTTATTTAAAACATTCACTGGACAGGATTAAATCCATCATGAAGATTCTTTCTTATATTCGCTTTACTGAAATGAATGAAACGATACAATGGTTAGAAAAACATAATGTCTTTTATGCACCTTGTAATCTAAGAGAAAGTATCTTTGTTGATACCATTTCAGGAGAGATTGAAGTCGTACCCTCTGATTACTTAGTCATGACAGATCAATCTGATCTACCTGGCGTGTATGCAGAAAGTGCATTCTTACAAATTGATCCTGAATGTTTTGTAGACTATTCTTAACATAGCTTCTCCTACTCCTCCCTTAAACAGGAGGAGTAGGGATTTATGTCGTCTTTTAAAATTACTGAAACCTATACTATTTAAGTGGCTTTACCTAAGCGTAAGGTAATCCTATTTAATCTATTTCTAATCTAACTTTTAAATGAACTTTTAAAATGATTAAACTCTTTATCTTTGCTTTCTTTATCTGGTGTGTATTCACTCGTTTTAAACTGGTACTAAATTTCTTTTATCTAATTATTGGTATGGTAGTCATTACCTTTAATAAAATCTTTGGAGGTCAAACTGTATTCTATCATGGATACAAAGAACCTCGTAAGATGAAGAACTTCCAAAAGACATACAAAGCGGATACTTCCTCAGTGATAGATAATGAGGAGGTCAAGTATAGAAATGGAAAATATACCGTGTAAATTAGAAAATTTCAAATCTATACCATTTTAGTGGAATTGAGGAATTATCCTTAAATTCCATCCGTAAATGTTTGTTTTTAACTCCTCCGTAGTCATTACGGGATTATTCTTTTAATGAGAATAGTTCGGGAAAACGTAATGACGTTTTACTTTATCCATCTAAAAAGGAAATTAAACATGAAAAAATCTCTGATTGCTTTGTCCATCGTAGCTGCCATCTCTCAAGCTTCTGCCGAAAATCTGGTAGACGGTAAATTCAATACCGTTACTGGCGACCAAAACATCGTCACTGGTGCAGGCAATGCTGTATACGGTACTGACTTGGCAGTAGAAGGTGATTCTAATACTGCTGCTGGTATCCACGGTACTGTAGCCGGTAAACTCAACGTAGTAGCCGGTCATGAAAACATCGTCAACGGTAACCAATCCGTTGTAGTAGGTCCACATGCCAAAGGCATTGCAAACATCGTTACCGCAGTAGGTTCTGATACTTACGTTGGTGCGTACTCTGGTTCTGCTTACGGTAAAGGTGCAGTAGTAGGTGACGATGGTGATGCGGGTACCGCTATTGGTGCCCACGCTCTGGTCGCTAAAGGCGCAGGCGTAGCTGTAGGTTTCCATGCCAATGCACTGGGTGGTCAATCTACCGCTCTGGGTTCTGGCACTAAAGCCATTGCAGACCAATCCACCGCAGTAGGTAATGGTGCCATCACTAGCGGTCGATTCTCTACCGCATTGGGTCAAGGTGCTACTGCCGTCAACCAGCATGATGTAGCAATCGGTTCTGGTTCTACTACCGAAGCTGCTGTAGGTACTGCTGTAGCTGAAGTGAATGGTACTAAATTTGGTACCTTCAAAGGCCATCGTCCTACCTCTACCGTTTCAGTTGGTAAACCAGGTTGGGAACGCACCATCACTAACGTAGCCGCTGGTCGTGTTACTGCTACTTCTACCGATGCTGTAAATGGCTCTCAGTTGTATGCAGTTGCCGATAAAGTTGCCGAAAATGCCAAAGGTGTGAAAGTGAATGCCGATGCCGTTAAAGCACTGGATGGCAAAGTTGCTCAAAACGCTAAAGACATCGTAAGCTTGAATGGTGGACTGGCTGCTGTTAAAGACGACGTAGCAATCAATGCCAACAAAATCGCCGGCAATACTGAGCAAATTGGTAACCTGAATAAAGCAGTCGAAGCGCAAAACGCGTGGAACACTGCTCAAGACCAACAGATCGCCGACAACAAAGCTGCAGTAGAAGCTGCTGATGCAAAACACACCACTTGGAATGAAAACCAAGATAAAGCCATCGCTGGCTTACAAAACGGTGTGGCATCTAACACTGATCGCATCAATAACCTGACTGAATTGGTACGTGGTGTATCCAGCAGCGAAGCACGCCTGAAACAAGAAATCCATGACGCACGCCGTGAAGCTCGTGCCGGTATTGCTGGTGCGAATGCGATCGCTGCAATTCCTCAACCTCATGCACCTGGCCAAACCTCTATCGGCGCTGGAGCAGGCTACTTCAAGTACGAGGGAGCAATTGCTCTGGGTGTAGCGCACATCAGCAAGTCTGGTAAATGGGTTTCTAAAGCCGGTGTTAACTTCGATACCCGCAAAAACGTAGGTGCCGCTGTTGGCGTATCTTACGTGTTCGGTGGTGTGCCGGTTGTCGTACCTCAACCTACTGTAGTGAAAGAAGTAGTACGAGAAGTCATTGTACGTGAAGTACAACCTGCTCCTGCCGCTACTAAAATCCGTGGCTAATTAACTATACTCTAGAATACACTCCTGCCCTTTAATAGGTGCAGGAGTGTATTTCATTTTTTAATTTGTATAATCTATTTTTAGTAAAGGAAATCATCATGAAAGCAAATAAAGCATTAAAGTGGATCCTGTTGTCTTCATTGGCATTGACTTTTAAGCCAGCAATAGCCAATACCAATGAGGAGGTAAAGTATTTAGCCATGGCTATATACTACGAAGCTCAAGGCGAAAACATGAAAGGCAAAGAAGCTGTAGCTGATGTGATTCTCAATCGAGTAGAACATCATGAGTTTGCTAACTCTGTAAAGAAAGTAGTGGCTTCTAAAGGACAATTCCAATGGTTTCGTAATCGTTCTTTAAGAGGTGGGCGAGTGTTCAATCCGAGTAAAGAAAAAGAGATTATGTCTCTAGCTCGTAAGAAGTATTTCCAGCATGTCATGGATAAGCGCAATGATACTTCTCGTAATGCTATATTCTTCTCTACTGGAAAGAAGCCTGCTCCGCGTGCAAAACTATCTCGCAAAGTAGGTCGTCATTACTTTTTTACTTTGAAACCAAAACGTAAATAAGAGAGGTATTTAAAATGTCTAGATTCGCCATTAAGTCTTATCTGAAAACAGTCGTATTAGAAGACTTAAAAGAAGAGATCGAAGTACTCTCTCGAATGATTGTGAAAGAGTATCGAGAACATGTTAAAAAGAATCGATTAAGTTTCAAAGTGAGAGCTTTAGATGAAACCGGATTCAGACATGGGATTGATATTTATTCTACAGACAGAAAGTATCTTTTCTTTAAAGAAAAGAAATTGATTAAGTCTGATATTACCACATTGGATTTCTACTTTGAAGACAATAAAGAACATTTAATGTCGACACCTTACGAGATTGCTAAACGATTTGGTAATACAGCGATTAAAGCATTGGTGTATTCTTTATTGAATATACAAGAAATGTATAAAAGCTGTAAAGTGAGCAATCCTAAGATGTTGGAGAAATGTTCTCGATATTATTCCTTACTGATTCTTTGGATGCTCTATACAGAATCAGGTAAAGTAGAAATTAACAATATCCGAATGTGGTATGAAAACTTTGGTATTCCTGAATGTTATTTTAAATACAGCCAAGGAATATACATTGACCAAGGCCTAGTGAATACCGTCATTGGGATACGTGGTGATATTGATGCCATGGGTGATATTATTTACTCAGTAAACAATATCGAATATAAGTAAACGAATTGTTTCCATTTTGTATAAAGGAAAAGCATTATGCGATTAGAACTCAAATTAGATACTTTCGAACATAAAAAGTATAAGAACTTAGGCCATACAGTAGAAAACCTAGTGAGTAAGATTAAATCACTAGGTAGTGAAGTATTAGACTACTATGGTGACGAGGCTAAGAAGAAAGGTCTCTCTATTCAGGTAGAGAAAGAGTATATAGGTGATAAGCCGAGTTATCCTATTGTGATTCGTAAGAAGATCAAGAAAGGATGGTTTCGCCATGAATGGGTATTGGTTGGTAAATCTCAAATACTGGACAATTACTCAACTGAGGAACACTACAGAGGTTTAATCCACACACCTTATACTTTAGCTGAGTCATTAAGTCGTAAAGAATCTCAAGCATTTGTGTATGCGATTTGTGTATTAACGGATAAATTGAAAGATGTTAATTACGATAGTTTCACTATGCGTGAGAAATGTGTAGATTACATTACTTTAGTATCCTTACTAACAATTGCAAAAAGCATTGGAATGGGTAGGCAAAATGATACCAGTCTTAATAGCCAGCTAGGTATTCCTGATAGCTATAAGAAATACTGTAAACCTTTTTCTATCTATATTGGTGAAGCTAAACTAGATGGTAATTTAGTAAAAATCCACGCAGGTACGCTATTTGAATTAATAGGTGATTTAATCTACGATAAAGACAGAATTATCGATAAACGATTGTATTACAAAACAGTCATTAATTACGAGATTAAATACACTACTTACAATCTATTTGGTAATCCTATTTAAACTATTCTAACTTTGTAAAGGAAATATTTAAAATGTTAACATTAGCAAACAACAAAAACTACTACATTCAACGTGTAGAAAAACACATCCCAGAATTCAAAGAAAACAAATATGGAATTGACTACTTTGTCTCTTTCGATTACATGGGATCTGCTGAATATGAATTCGGTGCCGTTTCCCGTACTTGGAAGTTCATGAAAGAGAATTTCCATGAGTATAAGATGGAAACCATTCCTATGCAATTAGGTGGTAAAACTTATAATGTATTCTGTATCATTCCTCATGATACTGATAAAGAATACATGATTGATCTCTTTAAAGGTTTGTACGAATATAAATACCGTACTAAAGAAGCCAATCGTGTTTGCGATATTGACGAATTGGTAAATGATAAAACAGCTTATCAGGTAGGTTGGTTAAACTTGATTACCGACTATTGGTCTAATGAAGTACCTTGGTTTGCTACCATCTCCCCTTCTATCGCTTTCTATTGGTATAAAGAAATGTCTCTTTCTGAAGAAGATAAAGAAATTCAGAAAGAGCGTTTTGAAAATATCCAAGTGGGTGATAAGGTTTGGTATCCTACTTATAAGGAAAATATCTTTGATATTGGCACGGTAATTGGTTTCAATGATGAAGGTGTAACATTGAAAAACTATAACCGTAAACGTCGGTATAAAGTCAATCAAGTCATTATCGCACCTAAAGGTAGTACAGGTGAAGAGTTTATTTGGTAAATAGAATAAAGAGACACTAGGTTAATCCCTAGTGTCTCTTTTAAGATTTCGTATGACTCAGTAATACTTTTATTTTTTTTTAATTTTAGAGGTAATAAAAAATGGCTTATCTGATTAATAACGGAGATATAGAATCAAAAGATCCTAATAATCCAGACGTTCCCGAAGTAGAGATTATCGAAAGATATCTAAACAGTATGGAAAATTTCGTAAGGAGATTAAAACGGTACGCAGAAAGTCCTTTGAATTCAGATTTAGATTACGCTCAACTACCTTACGATCTTACTCATGGTACTACGGATTCCATGCTTTTGGTGCATTTGAATGTATATCTGTCTCGTATCAATAACTTTTACGATTATAAACCCACAAGACAACAGCCTACCCCTATAACAGTTTATAATAATATTCTTAGAGGGGAAATGAAAACAATATGGGACTCTAAAATAAAAGTTAAACAGTACGAGAAAATTCTTAACATAACTAACCCAAAGGGGTTGAACTCAATATCTCCTAGTTATTTTAAACAAAGTTATCAAGATAGAGGTCTAGAATACCAGCAATATGTGCAAGTAATACATAAAAATGTTTCAGCTTTGTATAAGCTTAGAAATGATTTTTACAAACTTGTAGCGGACATCAATAAAAAAGGAGTTGCAAGATCAACACTATTAACGACGGATGACTGTATTAATTTTTCATCTAATGAAAATTTTAATATGTTAAATCCGCATAGTTTCGTACAGTATTATAGTATAGCTAACATAAGTAGTAATAATGTTAAAACATTCATCAGTGAAGAGGCTACGTCGTATATAAAAGATAAACCGGCTTATATGGAAAAAATAGATTTTGGTGATCGTTTTAATGTAGACAGGGCAAAGAATATAATTATCGATAATAAATGGTTCGGTCCGTTCTTTAAACATCTTAATGACGATCTTAAATCAGAAAAAGACTTGTTTGCTAGATTTGCATTGTATGTCGGTATATTACTCGAGAAGTTTCCAAGTTTATTTACCAATTACAATGGTAATGACCATAAAGCTGATATAAAAAAATTCAGTGGTGAATTAGCCAGCATTATGGAACGTTATATCACAGTAGTAAGAAGGATTATTTATCGTCCTACTAACGAAGAAGAAGTCTTAGTACCGAATACTGTTTTTAAAAAATCTAACTACTTAGAGGCTATCAATAAAAATCCAGTTAATGGTAATTTCTATAAGGAAGTAACAACGACCAGGGGCAAACCTGCAAATTTAGAGAGTATTATTAGAGAAGTAAACAAAAAATTTGGATTAAGATTGCATGACTTAGTTAGCTTAAATCCATTGATAAATGGAAAACACGTCATTCCTATTTTTGGCTGCGATACTTCCAATACAGATTACTTTATAGGTGACCCTATATACGATCCTGAAAGGAAAATTGTCGACGGTACTGAGAATAACGTATATAGTTTATTAAATCCTTTTGCAATATCATTGCAGGGTGACAACTATAGAATTTCGACAGGTACAATACTTGGTAGTTATAAGAATGGCGGTTTCGAACTAAACGAGAAAAACAAAACGCCTGGTAATTTTCTAAACGCTTATAGGTATATGTTAGATAACCCAGAAAAGACATCTTTTAAACATGCTGCTGCTGGTAAATTTCCCTATACTAATCCATTTAGAAGAACTACTTCTGGCGAACCTTTTGAAAGTAAACACATGTCGCTAATAGGATTTGCAGAATTATTCATCGATGGAGTAATGTCCTTCGATGACGTGTCCTCGATATCCTTTTTGAGATATGAAGTTTTGTCTAGAGAATTACTATTACCTCTTAATAAATATTACGGAACGAATTTTCCGTATGGTACTAAATTCCTCTATATAGACATCAGACATGACGGTATTCCCAGACATGGTGTTGTAGGTAATAATGAAATACCTCCTTATAAACTTACCAGTACTGAAGCTAACTATACTGATGGGTTTACTAAAGGTGGTAATAGATTATCTCGAACATCTAGTTACAGCGAACATATTTATCAGCAAGACAGTAATACAAAATATCAGATATTTACTGACTTAGCCAGATCTATAGATGGATATCGAGGTAGGGAATTGATAGGTGAAGAGCCTATCTCTAAACTTTGCGATTTCTTACTTTTAGCTTTCCTAGTTTTTGTGTCTGAGTGTCCATTTAAGTTAAAGCTAAGATCCGATATAAGAGATGCATTTATCGAAGAAGACTTATTAGAATATCTAGTAAGACCTATTTGGGACGATTTAGCATTCCAAGCATCAAGAGCCGAAGGTAGTAATGTGAATATACTCAATGTATTTTAAATATATACTATTAATGTGTAGTACTATACATTAAAAATATATTTAGGATACACAAATCATGATTATTATCGTTTCATCAATTGTCTTGACATTCACTATACTCGGTATAGGTTTGTCATTAGACCTTTTGTAAAATACTTTAAGACTAATACAGGACTATGGATATCCATAGTCCTGTAGAGGTCTATTCTGAACCTATTCTATCTTTTTTAGGAAATCAAAATGAAATTCGAAATATTAAGTGGATTTAGAGGGACTTCTAAAGACATTATTCTAGAGAGACTTTTATTTACTTCTAAGGATATTTCTAGAATTAAAGAGAAGTACTTAGCTTTAAATAAATACAGTATTGAATCTATAAAACATTATCCTTATTACCAGACTAATGTTAATAAGCATGTCCCGTTGACTCAAAACCAATGGATAAATAAAATCCTAGCTAAAATTAGCGGTATAACTCATGCTAAAACAGAGTTTGTTAAACAAGCAACATTAGGATATACTCCTCTACAAAGAGACTTAACTTACCATGCAGAAGACTCTTTCTTAGAGAATCTAAACTTTCTCAATATCTTAGATGATCTTAAAGCCAGTATGAATGTAGTAGATCGTATTGGAAGTAAAGGCTATACTGACCTCTATAAAGATGATTTTGATCAATTCCGATTAGAATTATTCCTATATGGTTTAGTTTTAAAAGACGAATACAAGCTAGTGAAAGCTGACAATAATAAGTATCGTTTATTCGACCTATTAGGTCTGGATTCTTCAGATATTCGTACTCTAATTGGTGATAAAGATAGACGTGATTTAATGCTTAAATTCACTTCTATCGAAGACAATATCATCAATGTCCATTTTAAAGTAGGTGATCAAACCTACTCAGTCAATATGGTTTTCAATACAGAGAATCCTTACGAGAAAGCTTTGTTAGAAACCTTAAAAGATAAATTCATGTTTAAACTACATGATAAAAATATCCGTATCGATAAAGATTACAGAAAACTATACTTAGGTACACCTTATCCGAGTGAGTACTTATCCTTTATCAAGAAAGATAATGTACTCTATGTGAAAACCGTAACCGACGGTAGTATTCTAACCCATTCCTTCAGACTAGGTGAATTCAGAATAGAATCCACTAGTCACAAAGGCATTTTCCCGATCACTAAGATCATTCCAACAGTAAATCCTGAAGAAGCAATAGAACTCTATTGTGATCCTTCAGAAATCCCTTTATAAACCCATTCATTTAACACTTAAGGAGTATTTAACATGGGACGCGTAGTAGAAGAAGTATTGCCACGTTTTGGCGAAGAAGCAGGTGATGAACAACGTCATTACCCGCAAGAACAAGAAACAGAATCAGAGGAAGAGTAAATGAAGCATCGTCATTTTAAACTGAATCAAGTCAAAGCTCGTATTGAAGGTCGTAAAGCCCTTTATAAACGATTCCGTGTAGTAACAAAAGAGGAATTGAAAGAAAAATACGATATTGACTGGCCACCTAAAGGTGTAGTGGTAGTAGACGAAGATAACTTGACAGTAGACGCTCTGAAAGAGCGCAGTACAATTGTCTTGTCTAAAGAAGAAGCCGAAGCTGTTGAAGCAAACTTTGGTAAACCTAACGAACTGATGGATGAAGTCATTGCTAAAGTAGAAGCAGGTGACTTTCCAGAAGGTGAAAATCCTTTAAAAGGCATATTAGGTTAATTGACTAAATCAAAAATATCTCTAGAGTACCTAAACAGTACTCTAGAGTATTAGGAGAGCAAAATGTCTATATCTAAGAAGTTTAGAAAGAATACCAAATCCTATTCAACTTATTCTTTTAAGACTAAGAGAATAGGTGGTTTTAAGAGATACAACAAAAACAGAAAGACTAAACAAAAAGTCAGTATTGAGATTAAATTATTTTTTACTCGATTTATAAGAGAGATGAAAAAGTCTTTTGAAGAGAGTAAAAGTGACTGGACTTACGATTGGGTAGATCACAGTAAACTCATGGATGAAAATCCAGAATTGAAAGAGAAACTAGAAGAAGATACTTTAAAACTCTACAAAGTAATAGGTGATTTAAATGCAAAGCAAAAGACTGAAACTGAAGAGAGTTAGACTTTCTAAAAGAAGATCTCTTAATAGTTATATTGAAGCAGTGATGGCTATTTATAAAAGAGAAGCATTCAATGTAGATCTCAATAGCCCAACTTATTCTCGTGATTACATGTTAAGAGTAAAAGCTTCTTTAAAAGTATTAAAACCAAAAAGTAAAATTTGGGATGGATGGTGTAGACGTAATCATCCACCTAAACCGATTTATTTAGACGAATATAAACGTCTACTCTAATACTAACTATTAAAGGAAATCATCATGAAATTAACATTAACTAAACAGAATCATGAAAAGCTTTTACAAGCTATCGATGACCATATCGAGAAAGATCTCAAATACAAATTTGAGAAAATGAAAGCTTTAAAAACCATACAGTTTGAACAAGAAAGTACTGACGAGTACGAAAGTCTAGAAATTTGTCACGCGAATGTAATTCGAGTAAAAGAAAAGAAATCTTTCTTAAACAGAATTATAGAATTCAAAACTTATAATCTAGAAGAAGATTTCAATATCACTATTGGTTATTCTTCTATCCAAAACGATAAACTTAAACACTTAGCCAAGATAAGAGAAGACTTAGTAACCTATCTCTTATTTGCAGAAGGTGTATTCAAATACCGAGATGACGTAGAGGAATATACTGATTTTGAATTTGATTACGATAAACTCATTCAGTTTATCCATTTGGTTCATTTTTACTTAGCGACACAACGTGAAGAGAATCCAAATGCTTTAGATTATCGTAATCTAAATCGTGAATATTGTTATCGTTTAGATCACATGTTAGGTATTGATTTTAATGTGGCAATAATTAACGAAGCTTACGATGATTATTACTTCGATTCAGATTTTATTGAAGGAGATAAGGTGGAGTACTTTATCTCCGTACCAAGTATTAAAGATAACTTTATTAAATTCAATATAGAACTTAATGAGTTAGAAAAAGAAGTAATGATCGAAATACTAAAAGAGATTCGATTAAAAAGATTCACTACAAATTCTTCTATTCGTAATTTATACTTAGCAAAATCTTCTAATAGACGTTATCTAAGTATTAAAGTAAAGAATAAATCTATTCTTTATATTCGTCTAGACAGAGGAGATGATGAATCCGTTCTTTATACTTTCCGTTTAGATAACATTCAAGCAAGAACTGTTTCTAATGGAAATACTAAGGAAAGACCATTTCCAGAACTATATGTAACGAGTGGTGAAACCACTATTCGTATCAATTGTACAATGGAAGAATTCCAATATGAAATTTCTTAAACTATTTTGGAGATCTGATTATGTATTGTAAAACAACAAATCTTGTAAACAAGACATCTCAGTACCTTGACAAATCGCTCAGTATTTTAAAAGAACACAGTATATTCGATCGTTTTAAAATCGATACGATTGAGTACAAGACTCATGTTAACGACGATGGGGAGAAAATCGACTATACAATAGTCATTTACAGTGTAGATGACGAGCATGAGAGTCTATGGTTAGAAAATAAGGAATATAAAGAATGTGGCAAGTATTCGCCATATAACCGTGATACGATATTCTTTTTATTAGCGATGGACGCTAAAAAGTTTTATTCTAAAAATCTATTTAAACTAGATAATTTTTCTTTTAATGAGAAAGAAATAGAAATATTGACTCTAGCAGGATACTTCTTCCTCTTGGATATATTCTTTCTGCACGAAGGATCAGTTAACCATGTAGATATTCCTAACATGAAGCTATTTAGCAGAAATGAATGTTACGAATTGGGTTACATGATTAATCTACCTAGATTTAGTATTAGTGATTACCTACCTTCTTTTAAAATAACTAGTTTATCTTCAGAAGTAGGATTAAGTGTTATCGAACCTAAAGAAATGGTAGGAACAGAAAGTAAGAATCCACTTGTTGATTACGTCACTCCTTATACACTAAGGTTAACCTTTGAAGATGGAATAGATAAAGGTAATCTCAATGAAGAAAGGATGAGTTTATTATTTAGTGCTTTAGATGGTAAAGTGGTTTCTACAGATACAAATCTGCGTGATTTATACTTTAATGCACATCAGTATCTAAGAATCGCTAATATCAAAGAAGAGAAACTAGTCAGTATTACTGTAGAGAAACATGGTGAGACTATTCGATATTTAGGTGGACTTTACAGTGGATTCTCTATAAGTACATCTAGAACAGAAGGCACCTATCCGACACTCCCATTTCCTAATACCAGAGTGTCAATAGGTGGACAAGATGTAGATCTAGCTTGCACTATGTCTGAAATAGAAACAGCTTTAGGTTTAAACTAGTAAAGGAACTATTATGAAATTTTCAGTATTTGACCAAACGCCTAATGACGCTACTAAAGAGAGCATGTTCTTAGGACAGTCTATTAACCTACAGCGATACGATCAATCTAAGTATCAGGTTTACAATGAGTTGTCCGAAAAACAAAAGTCTTTCTTCTGGCGTCCTGAAGAGATCGATCTGTCTAAAGATCGTATTGATTTCGAGAGTCTACCAGAACACGAAAAGCATATTTTCCTCCGTAATCTGGACTATCAATCGCTTTTGGATTCGGTCCAGGGACGTAGCCCAGCTATTGCCTTCTTGCCTTTGATCTCTATTCCTGAATTAGAACATTGGACACTATGGTGGACTAGTTTCGAGCTTATACATTCTTATTCTTACACGTACATTATGCGTAACGTACTGGTAAATCCTACCGAAGAGTTTGATAGTATTGTCGTAAATGAAGAAATCAAGAAACGTGCGGATGCTATTACACGCTACTACGATGACTTGATTGAGTATTCTCAATATTACAATCTTCTAGGAGAAGGTGAATTCAAGATCAGTAAACGAATTGACGGTACGGTATACGATACATTCAAAACCATTACTGTATCTAAACGTGAACTGATGAAAAAGCTTTATCTTTGCATGTTTGTAGTGAATGTTTTAGAAGCTATTCGGTTTTACACATCTTTCGCCGCGAGCTTCAGTTTCGCCGAGCGTAAACTCATGGAAGGTAATGCTAAGATCATTAAACTCATCGCCCGTAAACTTCATTGCGGCTTCTATCAGTGATGATAGTCGAATAACTCTGCTAAACGGGGAAACTCTCAATGAGACAATCCCGTAGTAAAGACGTTTAAATTATTTTAAACTGACAAACTCTAACGACTATCGAAATCCTAATTTAAATTAGAGAGAGTAGAGTAGCGGACAATTGTTTAGTTCGCCAAACGCAGAGGGTCTGTATAGATTACAGATCGTGATATAGTCTGCTCCCAGTAGTGATATTGGGCGGGTGTCTTTGCACACCGGCTATGATTAACGACCATAGCGGACAGCTTCCGGATGAAGCACTTCACCTAACTACTACTCAGCACATCATCAATACATTAGCTTCTGGAGCTGAAGGAAGTGAATGGAAAGAGATCGCTGAAGAAACTAAAGAAGAATGTATTAACATCTTTAGAGAAGCAGCTCAACAAGAAAAAGATTGGGCTAAGTACTTGTTTAAAGATGGTAGTATGATTGGCTTGAATGAAACTATTCTTTGCCAGTATATTGATTACATTACCAACCACCGCATGAAAGCAGTAGGTTTAGAACCTATCTTCCCAAATGCAAATTCTAATCCGATTCCTTGGATTAATACTTGGTTGACTTCCGATAATGTACAAGTAGCACCACAAGAAGTAGAAATCTCTTCTTACTTAGTAGGACAAGTAGATTCTGCTTTAGACAGTGATGACTTAGCAGATATTGAATTGTAAAGAATATAGAGTAGACTACTAGGGTAAAACCTAGTAGTCTATTTTATTTTTAATCTATATTATTAAAGTGAGTAGTAAGAAGAAGGCTACTATAAATAAAGCTTCTTTTATTTTAAACCGAAAGGAAAATCGAAATGACTGAATCACTAAACATGGTTAAAGCAGTAAGTAAATTAGCCACAGTAATGGCAGAAATTATCTTAGAAGGTAATACTTGGAATACCTTGTACGATTCTTATTTATCCGATGATGAAATAGAGAAACGTAAAAGTGAGACAAATACTCCTCATGTTAAAACAAAAACTGTTTTAGTTAGGGAGTGGATTACCCACTTGGATAAGCTGAAAGAGATTGGAGTGGATAAAGGATTCTGTATAGAAGTAGAAAGACTACTGAAGAAAAACAGTATTGAATTCTTCCCTGAATTTTTCGTAAACTACTTAAGAATCGAGAAAATAATCACTTATAAACGTGCTAAGATGCTGATCTTCAAACAGTTCTTAATGAGTTATTACGAACTGTCTACAGAAGAAGCATTTAAACAGTTTGTAGAAGATGTTCGTAGTGAATTACTTTTCAGGATTACTTTTAATCGATTTACTCGAAATGCCCATGTAAACAAACGTAAGTTTGCTGGACTACCTGTTTCTGATGCCAATGGTTTTAGAGACTACTTTCTCAAAACAGCAGTAGGAGAATTAAGTAGACTCGTTCCTGTTTATTACAGCAAAGAGCATCAATACAAAGTTTACGAGTTTTCACAATTACCTGATGAAGAGTTAGAGAAACATAAATTAGGTTTCTCGTACGGATTTACTCTAGACTATCAAGATGCTCGTGAAGTCATCATTGCTAAGTTTAAACCAGGCAATGACTATCCTGCCACTCAAGCATTGAAGCAATACTGGGAAGAAGAAACGAATAAGAATTACTTTAAGGTCATGAAGTACCGTAACTTAGGTAAGCTTATCCCTATCTTCGAAACAGTAGAAGATAAGCAAGTTTTGAAAATGTTAATCTTGCAAACCAATTTCTAATCTAATGAATAAAGTAGGGAGGTGGTACTCTCTACTTTATTTTTTACTTAACCAACATAAAGGAAATGTAACATGAATACAAAAGGCTTAAATGTTAAATATAATTATACTTTATTAGGTATTCCACCTATCCCTGAGTACGATTTGATTGAAACCTTCTTTGAACGTGTAGACTATACGGAAAAAAGCAATAGGTATTTACGAATTTGATTTCTACGATAAAGAAGGAGATTTACACCAATTCTCTATTAATCTTAAGAATGTCTATACGGACTATAGAAAATGGAGCGAACGATTCCTCATTTACTTTGTCACGATGGATAAGATTGTACTCAAAGATACTTGGATCTTAAGAAGAGTCGTTAACAGTAGTAGCCTTGGTTTATCTGGTGAAAGTATTAACCAGTATATTACAGACTTGAAAAAGAAAGCATTTCATTTTCTTCTAGATCTAGCCCTAAGAGAAATAGAATTAATCAATATAAACAATGATCATTTCTTTATCGAACAAATTGAAAACAATTTGAAATCAACCAAAAAGAAAGATCTAGCTGGGTCACTTGGGTTAAAAGATACTGGTAACTTCTTTATCAGCTTCCTAGCTTCTTCAACATGGAATATCAATAATCCTGTAACTCAGCAACGCAATATCGTTAAAGGTCTGTTTGGAGAACCTACTCTTAAAACAACCTCTCGACTGCTTGTTAGTTTCGATCATTGTAATGCTCAGTTACAGATAGATATAGAGAATCTTGATTCAAATACCGGTGATTACATATTACAGGATTTAGAAGCATTAAAAGAGAAAGGAAAATTTATTCCTATCTTTACAGACAATAGCATCTACGTAGAGCCAGACATTACTAAGCTTGGAGGCTATAATATCCTTAATATCGGAAACGAAACAATCTATTTAACTGATAGTTTCATTATCGGATCAATAGATGGGTATTCTCTATTTGAAAAATCTAAATTAACTGTAGCTGGTGTAGAAAAGATTCTGAATATTAGTCCTAGCGAATTAAAGGCTAAATTAACCTATGCTATAATGACTAAATAGGAGATTGAAGATGTTCAAAACCATATCAGATTTTCCTATGTATTTACATGGAGAATTATTCAGACTGAATCCTCTTAATCAATTTCTGATTAAGAAATACCCTAGAGAAGAAGACAATAGTTTTCTATCAAGATATTGGCAAGCTTATCTTTTCGCTAAATACATTCTTAAAGACGATACTTACTTGGATAATGTAGTACCTATAGTCGCAACACCTGAGGAATTCTATAAGTTTCCTAATCCAAGTATCAGTAGCTGTTTTAACGAATGGTTAGAAATGTATAAGAAAGATCGAGTATTTAAATCGACTTTCAACATGGATAGTATTCCAGGTGTTTCAGAACCTATTTCTATTGAAGTGAAACCTATTCCTGAAGATGCCGTTATTGCATTTACTGGAATATTAGAGCGACTCAATAAAGATGGTTTTGTAGATCCGAAAGATATTGAATAGGGGCTATTATGCGCGTGTATAAAGACACATTGGAAAAGTCTCGTGTAGACGAGATTGTTGAAAAATTTGAAAGCTACAGTATTGTCAACATGGCTTTAGAAGAGGAAGACGAAGCAGGCGTCTATCTTTATATAGAGTTTACTAAAGAAATACTGGCTTTCGATACTGAAAACCAAGAGTATGTACAAACAGAAGCTTGGACAATTCATGAAGGAGAGAAGTTTGAATTCTATCCTGACGATTTGAGACTGATTGCAGAATTTTAAAGAGAGGGCTATATGTTACTAAAACCCGCTAAAGTAGATAAGGCATTAGTTCTCGGTGACGCAATGGCATTTATTGAAGTCATCAAGGAAGTAAGAGGTTATACTTTAAATGACATTTACGTCCCGCCAGAGAAAATGATAAAGTCGATCCACCCAACCAGCAAGATTTCTCGAGAGTGGTTGAGTCGATTGAAATCCATGAAAACCAGTAAACATTTTAGCTTAAAAGTGCTTCGTGATTTAACTGAGAATAAAGACTTGGCTTATCTGAAGAAAGTACTAGAGAATGTAAATGTTCCTGATACTGAGGAAGAAACAGAATTAAAGAAATTCCTCTGTTTCTTCTATCAGTTAGATGAACGTGAATTCGATATATTCATTGTATTAGCATACGAGCATTGTATCGAAAGAATAGAGCATTATCGTACTACAGTAGATAAGGAACAACAAACTCCTATTGCATAATACAGAATAGAGATACCCTGACAAGGTATTTCTATTTTTTTGTTTTATTTTAACTATATACTATTTAGGTGAGTACTCTAACTCTTTTTTAAAAGGAAATCAAAATGTCATCAAATATTGATAATCAAATGGATCAAGAGTTCTACAATGATTTAGCTAACTCTGTAGAAATCTTTCTTAAAGAAAATAATGCTAAGTGGAATATGGACTATCACGCTATGCGTGAATACAAAGGCGAAGAAGAAGTCTCTAAATCAAATATAAAAGTTATTACAGCAGAACTGACTGTAGACCACTACGAGACATGGGCTAACTTCTATAACTTTATGTCTTTTAGCTTCTGTGGCTTATCTGCCAGTAATAAGGAAGACCACTTCTTTAAAGAGATACGAAATCATATCCCTATTGAGATAGTAGGTGATAGCGATTTAACGTATAATCGAATCACTAAACTGATTGCTGAATTTGGTTTTGTAGATGAATTGAAAATCAAACATACCTACAAAATCGTCATCAATTTTGAGAAAGGTCAATAATGTCTAAGTCTAAGAAATTCTACGCAGATACACCTAAAGCTCGTTTCATCCCATGGGGAGATGGTAGTGACATGTGTCTGTATCTTAAACCTATTTACCTGAAGTCTAAGAATACCCGTAGGAGAAGTATTCTAACGAGAAATAAAGTAAAACGAGATATGAAAAGAATGGTGGGGTTTTTATCAGATGTTGAATCCTAAATTACAACAAAAGGCTATTCAATTGGGAGACTTGAACAAATACGTTCAGGTCTTTACCCCTACTTTGTCACAGCCTTTAGCACAATACTATACCGATGTAGTAAAACCATTTAAACCAAGAAGTCCAATTGAAACCATTGCTAATCTTTGGATTAATCGTTTACGTGAAGTAAAAGGTAATCATTACTACAATGGTGCAATATTGCAAGAAATCATTAATGAGAAACCATTAGGTTATCTCTTAGGACTTTTGAAAGGCATTCATTCTCCTAAGACAGAAGAAGAGAAAGAATTAAAACGATTCGTTCTTTTCTTGTATCAAATAGGAAATGAAGAAATCTATCAAGAGTTTCTAAGAGAAGCTTTACATTAATTAAATGCAAAACATAAACGACAATCCTCTACTCCTGTGCCAGCAGGAGTAGAGGGTGGTATGCCGTATAAAAAGAACTGGATAAGAAGAATCTTATCTAAGCTCTTTAAATCGTAACTGCTTTCACAAGTAAATCATGTTACAGAAAGGAGGTGAAACATGTGGATCGAAGTTACCGAATCCAAATTCTCCAAATAAAGGAAGCAATGGGCACGATAACTAGAGAGGAAAGTGACTTGTTAAAAGCATTATTACATGCCGAATATCAGTCATTAGATTCTTGGGTTAACGACCATTATTACCATTACTAAGTAGTAGCTAGTAAGAATAAGAAAGACAGTGTACCATGCATTGTCTTTCTTTCTTTTTTCCTTTCATAATAGAAAAGAAGCTAAAGAATAAATCCTTAACTTCTTTTTTACTTTACAACTTACAAGCTCCGCCTGCACAACCATCATCTAGATTATCTTGAGTGTCATCCGCACCATCATTCGTGTGGTGATAATACAGAGTCTTCACACCCCATTTATAAGCCAGCATGAGTTCTTGAAGCATCAGCTTCATCGGTACTTTACCATTAGGCAAAGCAGTAGGATTATAACGAGTATTGGTCGAAATAGCCTGATCCATGAATTTCTGAATAATAGCAACAATCTTCAAGAAACCTTGGTTGTTATTGTCATCCCAAAGGTATTCGTATTGACCTTTCAATCGTTCGTATTCAGGTACAATTTGTTTCAGAATACCATCTTTAGAAGCTTTAACCGTTAAAGGACTTCTAGGAATGTCAATACCATTAGTAGCATTACTTACTTGAGAACTACTTTCAGAAGGGAATTGAGTAGAGAGAGTAGCATTACGTAAACCAAACTCTTGAATCTCTTTTCTCAAAGATTCCCAATCGTATTGCAAGCTAAATGGTGCGAAAGCATCAATGTCTTTCTTATAGGTATCAATAGGCAAAATACCTTTAGCATACTTAGTATCTTTAAAGCCTAAACAAGCACCTTTTTCTTTAGACAATTGAACAGAAGACTTCAATAGATAATATTGCAAAGCCTCAAATGTTTGGTGAGTCAATTCCAAACCAGAACCATCGATAACTCGTTTACCATTTTTAGCCAAATAGTAAGCAAAGTTAATGACACCAATACCTAATGAACGATAAAGTTCAGTGGCTCGTTTAGCCGCAGGTACAGGATAATTCTGATAAGTTAACAATTCATCCAAGGAACGAACCAAAAGATCACAACTTTCTTCTAAGTCTTCTAACTTCTTAATCTTACCTAAGTTTACCCCTGCTAAAGTACACAGAGAAATCAAACCTTCTTCATCATTAATGTTCTCTAAAGGCTTAGTAGGCAAGGTGATCTCCAGGCACTGCCCAGTTAGCAAGCCATTAAATACACCTAAGTGACGTTTAGGTTCAGTGAAACAATAAGTTTCGTCAAACTCGCCTAAATCAATTACTGCCTCTACTTGTTCGTAACGAGCAGAATTTCGTTGAATGTCTCGTTTACTTATTTTAAGACGGTTAAGTTCTAGACCAACATCAAGAAGTTTTTGAGCATGGTAAGAATTAATCAAAAGTCTCCATTTCGCTTGACAGTAATACTCTTTCTTACCTCCTTTGCCGTCAGGCATCAGTCGATACCCTTCTTCACCAAAATTAAGTATCTTAGCAGTAGCACCCATTGTTTCCAACATCGAGCGTACTTCTTTCAAGAATTCTAGATTTGTAGAAGCGGCTACAATGACTTCGCTATCATCATTTCGATGAACACAACCATCACCATCCAGCCATCCGGCTAACCATTTTAATTTACTAGAAAGAGAATAACTAGCATCGGGAACAAAAATCTTACTTCTTAAACCATGGATTCTAATTTCAATTCTTTCAGAATTATCCTTGTTAGAAGTTCTTTGTTGTCTGACTGATGTAATACCACTGGTATTTTCAGTAATAACATCTAGCAAAGCTTTCTTATCCCCATACAAGTCAATTCTGGTCACGTTACTACTAATAGTACAACCATCTGCAGAAGCAAAACCTTGAGCATACGCGTTATCTAGATTAACACCACCATCGATAACAGGCCAATCACCACGAATAAGTTTATCACCTTCTTTAAGGTCGATAGCCCTTACTTCTTTTTGTTCACCACGTTTATCTACGATATAGAACTTATGGTAAGGTGTACATTTCAAGAATCGATGATTATTAGTGTGTACGTAAATTAATTCAGAGCTACTACTGGTTAACATTACATCTACTTCAGACCATTCATAGCCATTCCATACATTTTGTTTAGTACCAGCTACATCACGGATAAATACATAACCTTTATCAGTAAGGATTTCAGTATTACCAGCTACGCAGAGGTTGCTCATGTGGATCGGAGCGACTTTCTCATCGAATGAAGAATGAGTATTACAATGGTCTACATTCATGATGTAAATACGACCAGTATTAGCTCGTTCAGACATCAACAAGCTAAACAAGTCACGAGCTGGAATTTTCTTTTTAGGAATTAAAGGATTATTCTCAGCTTCAGTATAGAGTTTTTCAAACAACTCTTGATCATTAAAGAAAGCATCGTACATGCCTTCTACAGAGTGTGGTGAGAACAAAGTAATGTCTTGGTCTTTAATCAGACGAGTGTACATCAATTTATTCAACTGTACTCCATAGTCCAATTGACGAATACGGTTGTCTTCTACACCACGATTGTTTTTCAATACAATTAAGGATTCTACTTCTAAGTGCCAAATAGGATAGTATAGGGTAGCAGCGCCGCCTCGAATTGCCAAATATCTTCAGTATTAGTCGCTAGCTAATACCCTGTCTATAATAGACAGCTTTACCTTTCAGTAAATGTTGAGACTATATCTTCTTCTCCAGCATTATCTGGTAAGATTCCTAACTTCAGGAAACTACATAGAGGATTACTTTAATCCACTGTAGTAGTCGCTCTGTTTCCCTAAACTCCGTTACAGAGACCTCACTTGAGTGGTACGTCTTTCGACTAGTCGTTGAACTACTAATAAATTAATAGCTGCTGGTTACCTATTGTAATATCGTAAACATTGTCACTGTAATTAATATACGAGTAGTTTACGCTTTAAGGACTTCCAGCAATTAAGAGCGATATTTTTAACTTACTATTTCTAGTAGGCTGGGCACAGTTTACCCTGACTGCATGACTTAACGGCTGCTTGGAACATTTTCCAGAATGGGATGACTCCTGTGTGTACAGCTTCACCACCACGAATCTCACTACCTAAAGCACGAATACGACCACCATTAATACCAATACCTGCACGTTGAGAAATGTATTTAACAATAGCTGAAGTAGCTGCATTAATGCTATCCAAGCTATCACCAGCTTCAAGGACGGTGCAACTCGCAAATTGCTTAGTAGGTGTGCGAACGCCAGCCATGATAGGCGTAGGTAAAGAGATTTTAAACAAAGATAAGGAGTCGTAGAATTTCTTCACATAGCTCATTCGTGTTTCTTTAGGGTAGGCACTAAAGATACAAGCACCAATCAACATGAAAGCAATTTGTGGAGATTCTAAAGGTTTCTTATTAGTACGATTCTGTACTAAGTATTTTGCTTCCATCTGTTTAATACCAGCGTAAGCAAAAGTCAAATCTCGATCGTGTACAATGTAATCGTTTAATTCGTTGAATTCTTCTTCAGTATAGTAATTAGTCAGTTCTTTATCGTACCAACCCAATTCAGACATCTTCTTAACATGATCGTATAAGTGAGGAGGAGTGTATTCTCCAAATGCAATTTTACGAATATGGAACAAAGCCAGTCGAGCTGCCATGTATTGATAATCAGGAGCCTCTGTAGAAATCAAGTCAGCAGCAGACTTCACTAAAGTTTCATGGATATCAGAAGTCATGATACCATTATAAAACTGAATGTGACTATTGATCTCTACTTGTGAAGTAGAAACATTCAAACCTTCTGCTGCCCATTCTACGACTCGATGGATTTTAGCGATATCCAATTCTTCTAAGTGACCGTCCCGTTTCGTGACTTTAATTTTTTGTTCTGTCATTGCAGAAAATCCTTTTTGAAATAAAGTTAGAAAGATAGCTAATGATTAAGCTAAATTGAAAGTTTTAATAAATGCAGATACGAGTCCTTTAGGATTGTGGACATTATCTACTCGACACATTAAATTGTATTGTTCGCCAGAGATGTATCTTCCAATATTAAACATAAACCAACGAGCTAGATTATCTGCTGTGGTATTACTAATATAGAAGACAACTTGCTTGCCATCTTGACGATAGAAAATAGTCTCTCTACGAGTAAACTCATGTAAGAGATGACAATATCTTTTAATCAAATCGATAATGTTATCGATGATTTGATTCTTTTCATCTCCTTCTGCAACTTGTACAGAGGGAAAAATAATCTCAAAAGGACGAGATACCAATAGAAACTGTAAAAGTTTCTCTGTATCGCATCCTGTTTCCACTTTAAGCAATTCGAAAGTATGACGTATATCTTTTCTTAGCTTTTTAAGCTCTTTTTGTGTTTCTAAATCCATGGTGCATTTTACCTATTTAATGTGTTTTGGGGTTTAAGAATTTCATACACTTAACGAGTTTGATTTTTTATCCTAATATGTATTGGAAATTAATTTAGAGACTATTTAGTTTTGAATAAGTGTCTTATTCACTTTACATTTAAACATCAAAAAGGATATTAGAAAATGGCTACTAAAAAAGCAGATATTGTAATGGGCGTGATGAATCTATTGGATGATCTGAAACACCAAATGGTGGCATTCTCCTCACTACCCATGAAAGATATTAACCAATTCCTATCTACCGTTTTAGAAGCACGAGACGTATTGCAAGATAAATATCAGAAAGTACATGGTGAGAAAGCCGGTACGAAATACCGACCTATTGCGTTCTATCGTAAAGGTGCTAACTTTGTAACTCGTATAGATAGCCACTCTATCTTTAAAGATGGTGATGAATACAAACTCTTCAATCACCTGAAAGATGAAGTCGTAGAAGCCAATATGTCAGGATCATTCCGCATTAAAGATTCTACTGGTGCTTTTGTGACATTGACTAAAAATACACTGAAAGAAATCTATCACTACAACTACGTGTTTGGTGATAAGAAACGTCCTTTCTACGAACTGAAACGATAATACACACTACTCTACTCTCCTTGATTAGGGAGAGTAGAGTGTATTATATTTTAAATCTATATTATTAAATTGGATATCCAAAACCAACTTTATAAAGGAAATTTCAAATGACTGAATTTACAAAAGAAGTTTATACTGGTAAATTTACTAAAGAAAACAAAGATGAGTTAACTAAAGAGTTTCGCAATTATCCTAATGTAACCGGAGTAGATATCGCTATAGATAAAAGATCAGACATTCTGTTGTTGTGTATTGATTTCTTTACTCCGATCGTGATTAAAGATAAATTCTTGGGTAAAGAACAAGTCCAAACTGTGGCATTTATTCAAGAACATGCTAAGTTTGAATATCGGCCCAAAGAGCTTACTTTGATAATTGGTTAATTCTGAATAAAGGAAATAGAAATGATTAAATCTAAAAAGAATATTCAGAAGCTCTATATTGAATTAAAAGCTTCAGGTAAACAAGTAGACAAATACTTTAAACGGTTAAACCAGTACTATCCTGTACCTAAAATTATTAAGGTATTGAAAGCTATTCTTGAAGCAGTAGATACTGCAAATAGCAGTACAAAAGAATCCAATGTTAAATTGGAGAATGTAGTCAATCAGTATATTGAATACGATCAAGATTTCAGAGGACTTAGTTTTGCTATCCTCTCTAATTCTGTAGTTAGCCTAATGTCTGCTAAGCATTTGAGAAGTGAAGAAGATAAAGAGACCACAATGAAAGCAATAAGTGATCGAATCGATCATTCAAAAGTATTTATAGAACGTTCTAATTCAGGCGAGAACGTCAAAGATATTTTAGCGGAAATTAAATAAACCCCGTTTTATAAAGGAAACTATTATGGAAAATAAAATCAATCTCCACGAACATTACACTAAATTGAAAGAAATCGATGCGAAGATTCGTATCGGTATTAATGAATTGGTTACTCAGTTTGGTGTAGAAATTGATTCTACTAAAAACGAAATATTAAACGTAACCAATATTAATGTTTACTTGGATCGTTTAGAAGATCAATACGAAGCTGCTAAAGAAGTATTTAAAGAAAAGATGTTGCAAGATTACTCCATTTGGGGTTATTTAGCAGAACGAATCTTAGGCTGTACTCGTGACAAACAAGGCAATCGTTCTAATTACACACTGGCTTTTGAAAACAGGATCGTTTCTTATAACTTCTATCTTAAGGAAGAGTAATCATGGTAATGTTAACCCCTAAACAAAGAGAAGCAGTTTATCCCTTAGCTAACTTAATGGTATTCTGTTCTAAGTTAACTGAATACCCACTATTCTTTAACTTACCTATTGGGAATTTTAAATACAATGCTAAGCTTAACGAAATATTTCAAGTACCTAAAGTAGTTGAGTTTCTTGAAAGTAAACTGAATCAATTCGATAAACAATTTACTGATCAAGAAAAAGAATCATTGGTTAATGAGTTCTACTATTACAGTGGTTCTATGTTTACCATGAAAATCATTTGTATTGAAAAGAATCCTATCTTAGCTAAGTTCTTGAAATTGGTTTATCGATTAGATGATGACGTACGGCTTAAAACATTTATTAATCTGGTAGTAAATCATTTCACTAAATGCGAGTATGATCGTAAGCTTGGTGATGGTTTTGCTAGCTCTAAATCAAATGGATTTGGTTTTACTGTTAGTGTCAATGCTTTCTTCCCAGATAGCGAAGGAAAAGAGGTTTACGATAATCGATTAACTTTACGTGATTATGCACGCTGGAATGATCATCTTTATCTGAAAGATCAGCATTCGCTCTTGAAAGAAGATTTCGCTAAAGGTGTGGATGTTTATCTAGGTGATGAAGTAGTTGGTAAAGTATACGAACTCTACACACGTTTAGATAAGACAATGGCTAAGATCTCCCATCGGAAGGATTATCTTCAACTTAAACATCCTCGTTTTATCGATGACTTTGTCTTAATTCCTCATCTGGAATACAAAGTGGTTAAAGAGTTTCAGGATCAAAACGGCATGACTGTCAAGCACATTCGTCCTACGATCCACAAGTTCACCATGTATGATAGATCAGAATGTTAAAAAAGGTATACTATGTTGAAAGTTATAGGTAATCTCTTTAAGAAGTGGGGAGAAGCACTTTCCCCTACTAAAGAAGAGATCGAGGTAAAGTCTGAACAAATCTTTATACAAGCTTGTAAAGAATGTCCTCGTTTAAAACAAGAAGGGAAAGTAGTAACAGAAGAGACTAAAGAAGTAGAAACTCCTGTAGAAGAAACAGAAGAAGAAACTTACGAAGAACCTAATGTTACAGCTTATCCATTGATTTACTTTGAACGTAAACAAGATTATCCGACTAAGTTTTCCTTATACGAAATCTTAGAAGATAATCAATCAGGTGAGATTACAGTAGTCTTTGAACGAGACAACAGTAAACCTGCTACCAAAACTCGTTCAGGTAACTACTCTTTAGCAAACGACCAAGGCAAAGTAGTGACAGTACGTCGACACACCATCTTAAAGATTGTCGAGACGTATAAGAATACTGCTGGTCATGAGTACTATCGTAAACCTAATTAAAGATTGCTCTCTTACTCCTTATCGGGGTAGGAGAGTAGTTTTCTTTTTAGTTTATTTTGCAAATATATTATTAAAGTGAGATTAACCTAATTCTTTTAAAGGAAACTATTATGGAAAATACATTAACCAAATTAGAAAACTTAGCTAAGTTCATTTTCTATATTCACAAGTATGCTCGTGATTATTACGGCATGTCTGTTGCAGATATAGCCCACCCTCGTCATCGCTATTTAGATGCACGTGTCACAGAGACAGCTCTTAAACTCAATAATGCTTTTCGGAAACACGAAGACAGTTTAGACATTATTTCTTTTAATCAAATGTACGCCGTATTAAATTACGTAGACTCTACTGATTTAATTAAGATTATTTGTGGCCAAAGAGCAACATACGAAACACAATTTAAAAGACTATTGGCTGAATACCTGATGGTTCAAGTGTGTGACACAAACCTCATGGTTAACAAGTTAAAAGACTTGGTTTTAAAATATATAGAAGAAGATACCAATGATCGTATCGTTAAAGACTTTAATTCTAAAGGAAATGGATTCAGAGTCGTAGATAATGACGATATCTTCTTTAAGGTTTTAAAACAAGGACGATTTAAAAATCATCCTCTGCGTAAACAATTAGAAAGTTTAACAGCGGAATATGTTGAACCAGGTGTTGCTGTTCCTGTATTTGCTGATGAAAATAATGCAAGTATTGTTTCAGGTTCTACTTTACGGGTTTATATCGTCGATGCTGAACCTAGAGTAGACGTCAGCGCTATTGACAATAGTACATTGACTTCATTAGTACAGAATCGCACTCAAGAAACTTGTGAGTACTATATCTTGTATCCTATCTTTTCTAAGAAGAAAGATAAGGTAGTAGATGAAAATAATGATTACGAAGTCGTCAATAACATCACTGGATTAGTAGGATTCAAGATGTTCATCAATGAAGCTTATGCTGATACATTAACCAAATTAAGAAATTCTAATGGGGTATACCAACCTCTATACGAAACCATACCTCTTAAAGGTAATATAGTGATTAGTAATGTTGAATCATTTCTGTCAAATTCAGTAACTTTTAAGATGGTGTCGACGATAGGTCTTCCGGCATTATTACCATTAAATGCCGATCTAAAAGGATTGAACACTAAGGAAACTAAAATGAAAGTAGCAACCTTTGAATTAAACGATACATTTAAAATGTTGGAATATTTAGAAGCTAACGATACTGAGAAGAAACATCCTGTATCTAAACGTATTCAGGACATGTCAGGTGAATATCCTCGCCCTATTCCTGTTATTCGAAACCTAATCAGTAAGGACGATATTGGCGATATTTTGGTAATCACTAATAATGAACCAGAAGGATATGTTTCTGACATTATTTGTCGGGAAGATACCTATTGGGTAACTGTAAGTGCTTATCCTGGTACGAAGTTAGAGGAACTGGTAGAGAAAAACCAAAAAGGTGAACCAAGTCTTTTCAAATTCCATCCTAACTATATTGCCGACGATGATGTACCGGACATAGTAGATGAGAATTCAGCAAACATCATTCGTTCATTACACTGTTTTGATTATCGTGAAATCAAACCAGCTAAAGTTTTGAAATTCAAAAAGTAAAGGAAATGCAAAATGAATAAAGATCTAAAACAAAGAAAGTCAGAACTCTTTAAATTCAAATCCAGAAAGAAACGTCAAAAGTTCTTGATTGAATTTAAACATGTCAATCGGAAAGACTTCCCATTCTTCTTAAAGAATGTGGATCATTCTGCTCGTAAAGTATTGAAAGAAGCACCATTGATGTTATTTAAGGTTGAAAAAAGCGTAAAGAAAGCAGTTGCTTCTATTGCTGATAACTTCAGTAAATTAATGAAGGAACTTATTGAAAATCGTAAAGCCATTAAAGAAGCTATGTTAGAAGAAGATCCTGAAAAGTTATCAGAATTACTTCAACAGAAAGCTAGTATTTCTTTAGCCATAAATGGCGTATCTGGTAATGGTAAACGCCTCTACTAGGGTTTACCTATTTTAATCACTAAACGAGGCTCTGGAGCAATTCTAGAGCCTCTAATGAAAGAATCTATTATGGACACCAATATTGAAATCATTGAACCAGTAGAACTGGCAGCAAAATTACTCAAACGCATTAGCATCAACCACAATGAAGGTTTCACTGATGTATTAGAGAATACTCTAGCCGGTATTCTTTTTAACTTAATCAAAACCAAAGGTGCTTGTTTTGACTTAGGTAGCAAAACATTCATTAAAAATGATAAAGTACATTTATTAACCCAAGTAACGTTTGAAGATAAAGATACTTATCTACTGTTTGAGAATTACATCTTAGGATTCTGGAATCACTTTGATTTTGTACGTAAAGGTTATACCGTACACGAATATATCTTAACAGAAGGTAAAGCAACTAAACTTATTCGTTTAACCATTAAAGTGAAAATGGAAGAATATACACATGTCTATACTTTCATTATTCGTCCAGAATACATTAAGAACTTACCCATGAAAGATCTTAAGGTAATCTAATTAATCTAACTATTTAAAGGAATGGTAAGATGAAATTGAAAAAGTATAAGATTGATCAAGCTAATATTTTAGCTCGTGCATTGTTCTTATTGACCAATGATGCTTTAAAAGAAGAAAATTATGGTAAAACATTACGAGACTATTACCAAAAGACTCGTAATGATACCATCTTTAAATTCTTGTTTGAGCGTTTAGATCACGTACGTCGTTTTCCGACTTACGACATGTTTGAAGACGTTCGTTTGGATTTTAATTACTATACCGCACAAATGTTCGCTTATAAGGTAATGAATCCAAAACTCTACCCTAGTTTAGCTTGGTATATTCAACATGCTTATCGATTAGATCAAGAAGAGTTTGAACAATTCATTACTCAAGTACGTAGTGTGTATGGTATTCTCTCTGCAAAAGAGAAATTAGAGTCTACATATACAAAGTGGAATACTCAAACAGGTAAAGGTGTAATGGTGCATGATCCTGAACTATTACTCTTAACCTTCTTGAAAGATCCTAAGTCCATGAGTCAACCAGGCTATGCAGTTATTCGCAATGCGTTGGTAGATGGGATTCCTGTATACGATAAAGAACAAGGGCGTGAGATTGGTAGAGTCTATCACTTGTACTTAAAAGACGCTCAAGTAAAAGCCAATATCTCTACACTAATGGAAATCAATACAATAGGTTGTGTTTTATCACCTGTATACGAATCCGAAGTTGGTATCCTTGACCTGGAATACCTTAACGAGATTATTCGTTTTGATCTCGTGAAGATAATCCAAATGTAAACTACCATACTCTACTCCCCCTAAGTAAGGAGAGTAGAGTATAATTTATTTCAGATATATACCATTAAAGTGTAATAAGCACATGCTTTTATTTTTAATCTAACTTTGTAAAGGAAAACAAAATGGTAATCGAAACGTATACTAGAACCTATATCATCAACCAAGACCTTTTGAATCAGGCTACTTATAACCAACCGGAATCCACCTATGTAACCTTTCCGGTTGAAGTCCCTAATAAAGAAGGCCTTCACCTATTGGTTACTGATAACTTGGATGTATACGACCCTCTGGAAAGCAATCCAGAAGTCTATACTGAAAGCTTCCTGAAAGTAAAACAAACTTCAAGAAACCGTGATGATAACGGTACTTGGGCATCTGTAGCGATTTACGATATTGTCTACAGTCCTGATGGTTCCGATATCGACTACCACGACGACGGTGGCTATGGATATGTGTTAGGTCTTTCTGATCATGACTTCATTCCGGAAGACTTTGAATTAGGTGAAGAAGTTTCTAAACCTATTCTGAATGCTATTCGTAACAACATCAAACCATTCTTAACCCATGTAAATAACCATGTGAGTGATGTAGTAGATGATGTAAAACGTGAACTGGGTTTACTCACTGATTAAAATTATCGAGTGAACAAATGTAATGAGGGTAGAAGTTCCTACCCTCGTTTTTTTTCAACATGTAAAGGAACTAATATGGCAATTTTGTCTTGTAATTTTAAAGCATTCAAATTCCCTAAAGAAAGTGGCTTTGAACAATTCTATAATGATCATCCAGAGATTAAGCAAGAACGAGCTTTAATCCTGAAATCCAAAGAAGGTGATTATTTCGCTCTTTCTATCGATGCTAAATTCACTAACTTCGTATTTGAGCATAAACTGCCTAATGAAGTTAAAGTGATCAAACTGCATCAAGTCTTGGTAGAAAACGTAGCATTCAATCCTGATCCTGATATTGAATATCATGATGTACATTTCGTATACGATGATCAAGAAGCTATCCCTTATTTCATCGCAGGTCCTCGTTATCAAGTAGAAGCTACCCAGAAAGATGCTTTAAGTGAAACATTAGCAGAGAATCTGCAAAAGGTACTTGACTTCACTTACAATAATAACGAATACATCATGAAAGGAATCATGGGTCATTTTAAAGGTAACTAAATCATGAAAGACACTTTTCAATTAAGAGATTCGTTTGGTATTCTTTCTTTATTATTCAGTAATAAAGAAAAGTATAAAGACCATCCTGTTTTAAAACAGATTGAAGAACTGTCTACTAAGCCTCTCTATGTTGTTTACAATAGTGAAGCTTTAACGAAGTGTGTTAGAAACGGACATCCTATTCCTGTAGTCAGTATTCAGGCAGTAGCTAACAGTATTACTCAATCTGAAAACAATACTTTCATTATAGAAGTAACTCCTTCAGAAGGTTTGATGCCTAATACATTGTACGAAACAGTAAATCCTGTAATCATGCCTCTGTATATTACTAATATCCCTTCCTTAAAAGAAGGTGATAAATTACAGGAAGACGATTTAGACTTAGTAATATCTTTAGCTGGTTTCTTCTTAGCAGAAAAACCTAATTAATTTGTCATTTACAAATAGACTTAAAAAAGAATCCTCTACTCCCGTAAAAAGGAGTAGAGGATTTTAATTTAGGTCAATGTAAAGGAAAGGAGGTGAGAAATGTGGATTTTGACTATTTGGTCCAAGTGATCAAACAAAAGTCAATGCTAGAAGACCCTTTAACGCAAGAAGAACATATCTTAGCCCAAAGAAGGATATTCACATATCCTTCTTTTTTAGTCTAGATCCACAAATCTAATCTCCCATAATAAAAGATGTTAGATGTTACATTCTATTCCTTTAAAACCATAATATTCGTATTCACCAAATCGATTACCCCATTTCTTAAACCATTTAGATTTAATAAAATCACTATAAGCGTAAAATATTCGATCGGTATGGCTATGTATATAAGGCTTATGTTTAATAGCTAATTCCAGTATTTCAGAATGATGGTTCCAGCCATGCAATCCTGTATGGTTGTACACTAAAGATATTACTGGTGGTTCACTACCACCTTCTTTCATGATTACCAATGCATTAGCATTAACCAACTTTAGGTGATCTAATATAGGGTCAGTAGTAACCCATTCTTCAAAATTATCTAGCTTCTTTAGACGGTGTAAGTTAGAAAGCACCGGTTGGCTACTCTTATCGAACATTCTACATATCGTCGGTGTACTAATACCAGTTTTTCTAGAATAATCACTAAAGCTTTTATAGACTACCTCATGGAAAGGAGATATTCGATAATCAATAACACTAATACCAGTACTAGAACCTCTTCCGTTATCCACAAAATAAATAGGAGTACCAAAATCAGCATCACTGGCTAATTTAATTTGGTGATCACGATGTTCTCCAGTTGAATAAACCACATTTAGATATTTCTTGTTATCGAAGCGATGTTGAAATGTAGATTCGTCTAGACCTAAGTATTTAGAAGCAGTAGTCATGGAATCAAAATTCTTGACTTCTCCACTATCTAAAAACTTAATCGCTACTGAATTAGCTGCCCAATTACCATGTTCTATACCATGTCTTATATTTTCTTGCTGAGTAACGACTTCTAGATTACTAATGTGGTTATTAGTACGATTACTATCAATGTGGTTTACTACTAAATAGTCATTTTGTCCTTTTACATAAGAATCTTTCAATCTCTTATATTCAGACTCGTTAAATGCAGACAACACTAACTGGTGTACAGGTCTAAAATGTCTCTTACCAGTATCGTCTCTTAAGGTTATTCTTTCATACCCTCCTCTATCAAGAGCTTTCTTCATTACAATATTGTTCTTAGTACCGTATATTGTACCGTTTTCATCAATTAAATATTTTGGAAACTCAGGTATAGGTTTAAACCCAGATAAATCAACCCCATTACTCATCTTTCTTTTTAAAGACACCAGATTAACATACTTATCTGTTTCTGCATCATGGTAATGTTTACCACCGATAAAACGTTTGGAGTTAGCGTTATATACCTTTCCATCTGGTAACAGGTATAGGAATGGGTATCCCTCAATTTGTTCACATTCGGCTAAGTTTAATTTAATATCTTTCATCTGGGTTTCTTTCTATAAAAAAATAAACGAACAAATAAATAAAATACCGTTCCCCAGCTAAGGAGAACGGTATTTTATTTTTAACGATAAACTACAACATCTCATATAAGAGGGAAGTTATACTTTTCTTATATAATCTATTGTTTATTTGAATTGCCGCCTACTGATATTTCTGACAGTTTCCCCATATGACATCCTCGACGATGCGACCATTGCGTCGAGACCTGCATTGCCATGCAGGGCCTCTTCCGACCATGTTGCCGCGTTGATTAATTTAATACTGTCAAGGAATTTTTGAGCAAAGAAGTCAACACCAGGACCATAGTGGTAGATACCGGAGAATTCGATTTGCAATTCACGAGTTTCAGAAGGGTTCTCTTTATCGTGTTTTGCTTCGTTATCACCAGAGGTTTTCGGCCACATGTTAATACCGATCCAAGATTGAACCACTTTAGTCATGGTTGCATTTGGTTCGATAAACAACATAGACATGGAGTACATGTCAGGCATTGCATCGTAATCAGCAGTACCAGCTACTGTAGAAATGGAAGCATATTTAGTTTCCATGTTCATCATCAGCATTTCAATCCAGTAACGCATGTAACGACCAATGGCCAGACCAGGACGTTCCCAGAAAGACATGGTAACGTTCAACTGATCTTCAGTCACGTTGGTGAATACTTCGTATTTTTGTCCAGAACCACCAAAAGCTTGGTTTTGGTCAGTAGAGACAGTCAGTTTGTGTCCCAAACCATTAATACGATGTCGAATGGTTTCCACTAAGCTACGCAAGATAGCAATGTGGGTTTTACCTTCAGGAAGCAATTTGAAACCCAGAGGAGCTTCCAAAAGGAAAGAGATAAGAGGACGTGAGGTGTAAGGGGTGTTGTTGATCCAAGCTGCCCATTGTTTAGCATAACCGAAGTTACCGCCTTCAATGAGACCTACTACAGGAGCCTGAATACCGTCAGCAAAACCACCTGTGCCTTTAGTCATAAAAACGGGTTCTATACGAGCCATTTTTGGTTTACCTTGTAATAAGATTCTTTAAATAAAGAAAGAGAGCTAATAGGTATTAACTCTCTAATTCTAATAGACTTAGGCAGAGATGCCACTGAAGTCATCAGGTTTGTCAGAGCGACGGTAGTTTTCGCTGTAGAACGTTTGTACAGTTTTGATGTTGTCGCCGTATACGCGAGCCACAAAGTGCCAAGACCAAGAACGTTCAGTATCGATCGCGGTGAAGTACAACTCACCTTCTACGTCAATAGTACCACCAAACTTGTTGTCTTTCACTTGAGAGTAGAACCAAGATTCTGCTTCTTGTTTCAGACGAGCTTGAGACCAGTCTTTACCAGAGAAACGACGACGCAGTTCTGCACCAATTTTGTTCAATTCAACATGGAACAACATGATGCGAGCATTCATCAAGGTAGAAGAGTAGTCTTCGTAAATCGTACGAATAGCAGGGAAGTAGAAGCGACCAGATTCACTACGTTCAGCCCACATACCACCAGCAGACCAAGCTTCATTACGACGAACGTAAGGCGTCCAAGGATTGGAGATATCGGTCAAGTAACGCAGATAGTTGTTGTCACCTTCAGTCGGATCCCAACGAGTGTTAGCACGACCAGTACCTGCACCCCAGTACTTAGTGAACAAACGGCAGATTTCGTAAGAGAGCGGAACACGTTTCTCGTAGCTAGAAACAGAGCTACGGAATTTACCACTACCTTTTACTACGATAGCACGGAAAGTCGGCGTACCGAAGATAGCAGAATCAGGAGCCAGTTTCAAACGGTTACGAATAGCAGCCAAACGAGCATTCTCTTCAGCAGGCAGGATGATACCTTCACCAGCTACGTGAGTCGTCGCACATACCCAGCGGTCTTTACGATTAGCCAGGTATTTATTCAGATTGAATTTGGTTTCAATCGGATAGCCAGTATCGTAGAATACAGAATCGTTATAGGTAGTATCGTCCATGTATTTGCCGTTTTCATCAGCAAAGTCTTCCAAGAGTGCATCAACAGCAGCAGCGAACTTAGTATCGTTCATTTCGCCATCAGTACCACCAGTAGACCACTGTACAGAACCTTCACGCAGAGTAGTCACTTCACCTTCAGTAGTGGTAACATTGTCAGACACACGGAAGGTTTGGTAAGGACGACCATCAGAGTGCATACCAGTAAACAAGTTAAACAGGTATTTAGCATCTGCTTTGGTTTCTTCAGTTACAGCAGCAAAGTCACCGTAGTAACGAGTCACGTTTTCCATTTCACCTGTTTGAGGATTCAGAACATGGACTTGGGAACCAGAGACGTCCAATTCTTTTTGCAAGAATACAGCCAAGATAGTATCGATGTTTTGTTGGTAAACATGGATACGGCTGAAAGAACCGAAAGTAGAAGGAATAGTCGGATCGTCAGAGCGTACATTGTTGTAGTGGTTAACGAAAGTCTCAGCCAAGTTATAGCGAGTACCGACTTTAGACACAGCACCAGGTTTGAATGAGAAATCAATCTCACGCGCACCCATGACAGTAGTCTCTACAGTTTTGTTGCTGGTCGCGTTCGGTTTAGTGAATACTTGCAGACGGAATGGATAAGAGTTGGTATCATTCAGTGCAGTAGTATTCAGAGGAGATTGGTCATTGACTTTAGGTGCCCAAATAGAGATACCAGTCAAGTTACCCCATGCTCCAGAGGAGCTTACTTCGAAGTCCAGGATAGGATAACGTTTACCAATGACACCGTCTACTGAGAAGTCAACTTGGTTAGTAGCGGCACGACCCAGGCCAGAGTTCAGAATCGTACGGTTAGACAAAGTCACCATTTCTGGTTTCAATTCTTCCAATACCCAGCGGTAAGAAATACCAGGGACTTTACGACCAGTAGTCACTTTTTGACCACGATCTAAACGGAATTGACCAGAAGGATCACGTTCGTATTCATCGACTTCAACTTCAACGTATTCCAAAGACAGACGCAAGCCTGCTTTACGTTCAGCACCTTCAGGTACAATACGTTTAGCAATGATGGTACCACCATCAGCCAACATACCTTCGATGAACACAGAAGAGTGGTTGTAGTATTTATAAAGAGGATCCAGCGTTTTGTTACCAAACAATTTGGTAAAGGCAGTACCATCTACCACCACTTCTTCAACAGGACCTTTCTCACTGTAGAAAGGGCAGAAAGCCATGTGCGGAGCACGTGGGATAGAAACGACGGATTGAGGTCTACCAGACAGATCCTTAGTACCCAAGTGGAAACTGTGGGGCGTAGGATTATTGATGTAGATATCCATTCTTTAGAATCTCCAATGTCGCACCCCTAATAGTAAAAGGGATTAGACATTTAAAAACATAAATAAATTTTGAATTGTATTCGCCATCTCTAGAATGAAACTAAGAGACTAAGATACGTGAAAAACATTACCGGTAATGTTCTATTGACGAGCGAATTGCAATACATTAGACATGGATTATGTCTAATTTGATAACGTGATTAGCCACGATATTCATAATATCGTGGTAATTAGATTGGATATATAGGATACATTGAAATTTTTATCAGTAAAAAGTATGATGTTCTCTACGGAGACTTTACTGATAAAAGCTTTTATTTAAATTAAATATCACCTAGGAATAAAATAAATGGCCATTTTTTATTCACCCTACGAAACCACGATTGGTAGTAAATTCAATACTGATCGTTCCCAAGCAGCAATTCGACAATCCTTAGGATTAAGATATCCTTGGATGAAAATCAATGAAGCCAATAAGACCATCTTCATTTATCCGAATCCTGTTGTACCTACCTTTTCTCATCCTTTAACTTTAGAAACGGTTAAAGGATTAACTTATACTGTTTGTGATTTGTCTTCGTTCATTCGTGAACGTCAAGAAGGCGAATATGTGGTAGCAAATAAACCACTCTTCTCTTTGCAAACTATCCGTACTGTATTGACTTCAGATTTGATTAATAACGGTACGCGTTCGATTAAATCATTGTCTCCTAATGTCGTGAAGACTTACGTAGACTTGATTACTTCTTCTCTGTCTATGGCTTTTAGCTTGAACAATGAAGAAGTTTTGGCATTACGAGCATTGTCTGGCTGGATGTATTATTCCATGCTCCACAATGATCCTTATGCAGGTGAATTGGAATTTGATGCATTAATTGCTAAACTCTCTCGTGAGATTAATATTCCTTCTAGTTTCTTATATCGTTATATCGATCAAGAGTTCTACAAAAACGTAAGTGACTTCTTGGAGAAACTGAGACAAAAGATTACCAATCCTGCTGTACAGAAAATCAACGAAGGATTGTTCTACACAGTGATTGCTAAGAACCTGAATGCGAATGTCTGGATTGGTTTAGAGAAACAAGAAATCCTCGCTATGTCAGTAGAACACATTCCGACATTTGTAGCTACCTTAGTAATTTGTTTGTCTGAACAAGTCTTCAAAAATGCAGGTTTAACCAAAATGGCTTTGCGTAACTTTGCACGCGATAAAGCCAACTTTATCTTAGCCGTAAACAGCATCGTTAACGACTATTAATTCTTTTAAGGAGTGAACCAAATGAGTGTACCTTATTTAATAGGTCATTATCTCTACAACCTCTGGGGTGCTCCGTATCAAGATAACCAAAGTATTGTTCGTCCTAAACGTATTACTCCCTTTGGTGGAACACGTAACCATGTTAAGTTAGTGACGGAAGACTACAATCTTCCGACTAAGCACGAACGTTATCACGCTTACATGGTAGGACAAGTTTCAGAAGAAGTCTTCAACTTTCATTACGTAGATTGGCATGATCGATCTCATTGGTTTAACATGGCTGACCATTGTGTGGAACACACAGTGGTTTTCCAATTCTATACAGAAAAAGGTATTACTATTCCGTTAAGCCATATCTACTATACCCTCACTCGTGAAAAGAATCTGGTTTTAATTATTAAAGAAGATTTGAAACTCGATTGGGACATGAATACTGAAGACATTCTCTTCAGAACCTACGATAATGTATTACACCACTACGACGATCAGAAGCTACCGAAAGAGACCATAGCGATTCAATACGCTAAACCTTATCGGTCTTCTGATAAGAATCCTTTAATCACGTTCTACAATACGTATAAGGATAAACCTGGTCGTGTATTTACTTACGTCAATGGTTATCTCGTTAACGATCCGATTACGGTAGAAATCCTAGAGAAAGATGTGGTAGAACTCATTTACGATTCTACCATTACTAAAGTGATTGAAATGAAAGTGGGTTCAGTACCTACCTTTAAATCGAAAATCGATCAGATTCGTAAATACCTATTTACGCACAATCTCTCTTATAAAGAGAATCTCTTTGAATATTACGATGATTGTGATTTCCACTTATGTGCTTACCCCAATAGTACACCTCGTCTTTATAAAGGCGTAGTATTGCATCGTAATTCAGAAACCAATATTCGACAAGTCAGCAACTGTGATTTCTCCATCTCCACTAACTTAGTAAAAGAGATGATGGATAATCATGGCTTCATTAACGAACAAATTGCCAATGTGGTCTTTAGAGTGTATTATCGTAAGCAATACGGTAAGAAGACTTTACCATTTGTCAATAATCGTTTACACGAACTCAATAAGCTCGATTACGAAAATCGTCTAGCGGCTATGCAAGGCATGAGAAGTAATATTGACGAATGGCGAGCTGATGTATTAGAAGCTTCTGCTCTAGCACGATTGATTGTCAAACCTAAAGCGGTTTGTGACATTACTGAAGTCCAAGAAGTTTATGGTTATAACGCTGCGACTTACTATACAGGTAAATCTCTCCATCCTTACGAAACCTTTATCGATGATGGTTTAGGTGGTAAGTTAGTGAATGTTCCTTATGCTTACCGTAAGTACTCAACTATTTTCGAATACGATGAAGGTGGTTATCTCTTATCTTGGAGACGACTAGGGGATTACAATCAATATCCTGTCACGAGTCCTGATTGTCGATTAGTAGAATTCATTTCGGGTATTGGTACACGCCAGCCTAATGACTCTATTAACATCTTAGACGTTGAGATTCCTGAAGATGAGGAATTTAGAGTTTATGCCTGTGTAAAAGGTTTGGAAGAAGAACCGAATAGATGGGAAGATGTAACGAATGAAGAAGGTGTATGGGCATGGAAGACGATTAACGGTAAACGAGGTATTACCATTACAGGTACTTCTTCTCGTTTGATTAACGATTATACCTTTACTGTGAGAACTGACCGTACTTTCTTGTGTCGTACCATCTTAGTACCTTTTAAGAAAGGTATTTTAAACTTTACGTTAAATCAGCATTATTACAATGTTGAAAAAGACAATGTCTTTGTACGACCTGTTCGCGTGCCTTATGGTTACCTAGATATCTTCTTAAATGGTAAAGCCTTAATTGAAGGTGTGGATTACTTTGTGGAATTCCCACAAGTCTACATCATCAACAAATCTTGTTTGGATCTCACTAAAGACAATCAAGAGATTACGTACAGAATGATGTCCTTTGCAGAGACTCGTCCTAATGAAAATGGAGAAGGTACTCGCTTAGCAGGGATTATTGTAAACAGACAAGTAGGTTATGTCAATAACCACATGTTGTCTCGTAATGGTGTTTGGGAAATTTTCGATGATAAGAATTATCTATTTAAAGTAGGTAATGGTATTATCGATCAATCCAAATTAGGATTCTCTGAAAGAGGCTCTTTAATTCCTGAACGGGTTTCTGAATTAGAAGGTAAGCCTTACGAGATTCGTGACATCATCGTACCGAAACGATTAACCTATACGGAAGATACTTATAGCTTCAAGAAGAAATCGGATATCTTAGATAAGAAAGTATCGGACTACATGGGACAATTCTTTAAAGACAAAGAATTCTCAACTAATCCTCCGATTGAAGGACTCTATAAAGTCTACTCGATTATCTTGTCTAGAATCATCCATGATCTAAAACGTAAGCAATATAAGTTCCCGAACATTGAAAGTCGTTATACAGACCAAGAAGTGATTCAGTTTGTTGAATCGAACTATAAATCTTTATTTGTAGCTGAGCCTTATTTTAGATTGGATAACATCTCCATGAAACATGTGACGATTCATCCAACGTATAAGAATGAGGTGACTACATTAGATTACCATGAAGTACGATTCTTAAAACAGATTGTTCGAATTTATTTTAGAAACGAGATTGAGATCTCGCATTTTATTAGAATTGGAGAAGGCACGTGAGTGATAACAATATTCCCGTGAACCAACCCGTATACGGTCGTGGTGTAGCTGCGAACGTGTCTATCGTAGGGATAGATGGTGAACCACCTATCTTAGACGATACTCAAGTCTGGCGAGAGTGGGCACTGCATGACATCTACCTAGGTAAGGAAGGTCGTCGTAAGTACGTGCCTAAAGTCAATGACTTTGTACGGGACATTAATACCTTAACACGCTATAAAGTCATTTCAGTCGATCAAACTACTTTGATTCCTGAATTAGAAGAAGTTTCTTCTAAAACCGCTTCGGATGAGATGACTCGTGATGAAGGTCGATTCTTTGCAGGCGGTACTCTAGCCACACCTTGTGCTCGACAAATCTTCTACGATGATTCTGTCGTACGTCCTACCTTAACCGTACCCGCACAGTTCCACATTCAAGGCTCTATGCCACACCATGCCGTAGCGTATAAAGGTACAGTAGCAGGAGCAGGTGGATTACCTATTTCTGTACGATACGACTCTAGCTTTAACGTAGTGGGTAATGAGATCCCTCTAGAACCCATTCAACAACGTGATGCGAATAACCATACGCAATGGTTCTTACCGCCTTTCTATTCAGCACACAAATTAGAAGAAGGGGAAATGATCCTGATTCTGATTTACGATGATAAAGGTGGCTTACTTTCTCGTACTAACTTCATCGTAGAGAAATCCGCACTCTTAAGAGATGTTTCTGATGCCGATAAATTCGTATCCGCTATTTCTCTAGAGTCTGCTTACATTGATGCGAAAGACGAATCGAATCTTTTGATTCCAGAACAAGTCTTGAAAAACTCTATTAACTTAATGGGTAAAGTACACTATACCGATGGTACTACGGTGACTTATCCTGTTGATGGTAATAAGTTTGATTTGCTCTACTTAGACCGTGCTTCAGAATCTACGGTAGGTGTACGTGGTGTACTGGTATTGAAATACTACTTAGGTCCTAATGAAAAATCTGTAAACGTTATTAATAACAATAACCGTTATTTCATTACTCGTAGCTTCAATTATACCATTACAGAACGTGATGGTGCGTACTCTGTGAAACTCTATCCAATTCCACGTTGGGTGAACGATACAGTAGGTTATCAGTTAGACTGGTATCTCTTTACCCTAGATCGCAACCAATGGTTGGATGTGTCTAACGATGTATACATTACTTCTAATTCACCTACTCGTTCATTGAATGGTAAACTCTACGGACCAAACCAACAATTGAATGTAGCGATTGACTTAGGCGTGTTGAACAATACCTTCCGTGAACATATTCATCCGCAACAAGTCGATATTCGTTTACTGCGTAATGCGGGAGACAACACAGCAGATCGTTGGTTGATTGGTTTTGAAGCTTATCAGAATCCGCCTTATGGTGAAAACTTGATTTGTAATGTACGAATCATGTCTGGTACGAACTACCATTATAACTTTGCCAATAACTGCTCGGATATTGAAGAATGGTTTAGAAAAGTCTACTATTCTACTTTACCGCAGTATCGGACAAACCGTGAAAACCAAGCACCGAAACCTAACATGTTTAAACTGTTAGTAGAAGGTCAAGAACACGAGTTCCCGATTAGCATGTGGAATCAAGATCTGTCTGTACCTACTCGCTGTACCAATACTTCTACCGTATCGTTAGTATTCTTTACTCGATACAATAACAATGATGTGTTCTACAGCATGGCTCCGTTCCCAGTAGTCATTTCTTAAAAGTACTCTACTCTCTACTCCCGTAAAAAGGAGTAGAGAGTATTTTCTTTTTATTTTAAACCTATACTATTGAAATGGATATCCTAAACCCAAACTTTACGTAAAGGAAAATGAAAAATGATGATCGAATTCAATCTTATCTTCATTAAAGAAGAAAACATCAATCGTGTCCGTCACGACATCAAAGCCATTACTGAAGGTAATACTAAGTTCCCTTCTAAGATCAAAGATGAGGAAGTATTACTTCCGACTACTTTGATTGCCACACATTCTAAACAGTTTACTAAGTATCTTGTAGAAATCTTAGCAGTAGAGAATTTTGCTAAATTAGATCAGGCGACTCAAATTGCATTTATCCGACATGCAGAAGTCTTGGTACCGATTCGTTTAGAAGTCAAAGAAAGCCATGAGTATTTACATATCGATATCGATGACATTTGCCGACTCTTGAAAGTAAAAGATCAACACGATCGTAATCTTTTAGGACATCGCATTAATGACTTCCTAGTGGAATCAGAAGCCTACTTAGAATTCATTGCGAATATTTCTACTAAGACATTTACTTTCATCCTAGGTGATAAATTCCCAAAGGAACACAAAGTCATCACTAAGATGGCCTTTGCGCCTCAAACCAATCGTTTTACTCATTCTGCATCATTTCGTGAAGTAGAAGGTAAAGCTGATACCAATTACGATTTATTCGCAAAAGGTAAAGAAAAGAAATGGGTAACACGTATTGAGCATCGTTACGAGATTGATCACTATTCTAACACCAATTACTTAAAAGCAGTGAAAGAATTAGCGAAGTTAATCGAAGTCACTACGAAGAATTATATTCTTCCTGAATACGAAAAACATGTTGATCCTATTAAGATCATGACAGAGTTTTCAGCATTCTGGAAAGAATGTCTCCCAATGGATACACAGTAATAAAGAATTAGAGAGTACTCCATTTAGGAGTACTCTCTATTTTCTGATTATACACTAACCTATTTTCTTTTTTTTTAGTTTAAGGAATTTATTTCATGTACAAAAATGTCCGAGAGGTATTTAACGACTATTGTTCCAGTTTACCTATCGACACAAAGCTTTGTGATCGAATCGAACAATATTTAAATTCCTTTATTACTCGCTCTCCTGAACATGCTCAATTCTTCGGAGGAGACACTATTGGAGATACCGTAGTAAAATTTATCAATTCAGACCGGTTAAAATGGTTTGAAGAGATACTCCAAATTGACGAAGTAGAGATCGCTCCTGCTTTAGCAGAACTCATCTCTCCTGTACACTACGTGGTGGCTTCTGACCCTTTCTCATTAAGCTGCGTTTGGTTAATCCATTCTATTTGGAAATCTTCTAAGATTCCTGATAAACGTAAACAGAAAACCATGTCTGATATCGTGATCATCATGAACATTCGATTCTTGACTTCACGTATGCAACGACACTGGCCTTATCCTTGTTCTAAACAAACCGCAGAAGCTACTTTATCCTCCATGTCTAATAAGTACGCCATTAAACGCTTAGGCTCTTGGTTAGCCGTATTGCGTGAACGTGGTGATGACACGACCGACATGAAGCATTCTATCCATAAGCTCACGATTGAGAAAATGGATGTCGATATTCGTAATACAGGATACTCTGTAGGCTACATGATTACAGACTCTCAGTCTCGTATTAAAAACATGTTGAAGAATATCTACAATGTACAGAAGAATCTGCAAACCATGACGATTACTTCGTCGTCTTCTTCCTTCATCGATACAGATGGAGAAGAAGTCTTAAAAGACAAAGAGAAATCTCTCGAAACCTACAAACGTTATTTAGAAGGAATCATTGCTGATAAGCATTCTTTTATTAAACTGGATTTAATATCGATTATTGAATCGAGTAATAAAACCATGCCTGCTCAAATGTTCAGAAGCACATTAAGCTGGATCAGTGATACCTATGGCAAAGGCTCTGACGGTAAATTAGAAATAGATGGTATTATTGCTAAACTCATGTATCATCTACTCTCTTACCTATACTTAAATCGTAATACCATGAAAAACAATTCAGACATTGCTGGATTGATTTCTAAGATGAAAGGTGTCTATACTTCCTCTCGTTCCACGGAAGAATCTTTATTAGAGATTCGTGCTGATGTAGAAGACCTTGTTCGTCGTGCGACTAAAGTCAAATCAGGCCCTGCTATAGCGGCTACTCGTACCGGTGTGATGCTCTATATTGTATTAAGAGCATTTACCATGAAACACTACCAAGGATAACGTAAATAACTCTAATAGCCAATATTACATTATTCTTAAAGTTATTGAAAACACTTTAAGGAATGAGATATGCGCTTTTTGAAAAAACTCTTTCAAAAAACATACAAGACCACTCGTTCGATTTCAGGTCTGGTTCGAACAGAGTTCAATTTCACTAAAGTCAAAGAGTCTGAACCGACCATCATTACTATTGGGAATCAATTCAATTGTTCTATGGACATTGTAGTTGTGAAAAGAACCTATGTAATGGAAAGGAATAAAGGACTCTTCTTTACGAGATATAAGAAATTCTTCATCTATCAAGTCACTGGTATTGTGCCTGAATGCTTTCCCACAAAGATGAGAAAAGTCATGAACTCTACGTTACAGATTCCTACTTTACTTCCTAGGATCTATCCTGAGGAATACAGGATCAACGCAGTCGTCTCGGCTTTCCTAGACATTAAGATGTCTATTATCCTGAAAAATGGACAAGATTAGAAAAGTACTCTCTACTCCTTTTTAGGGAGTAGAGAGGCTTTCTTTTCTGTTTAGTATCCTAACCAGTAATTGATGTTGCTAATGTCATTGCTAGGTTGATAAACTGTATCAAAGTAATCATTACGATTACCTAAGAATGGATGATTTAAAGAAACATCAGTCATAGACTTCAATCCTTCCATCACATCGTTTAACATGTCAGGAGAAGATTTCATCGCATTAATCCTACGAGTTTCTTTCAAGTCTTCAATCATGCCAGATACAGACATAGCCATTTGAGAACGAGATTCAGGAGTTAGTCTAGATTCTAACAATCTAATGGTTTTCTCTAATTTAGCAAATTCGAAGTGATCTTCTGTATTAGACAATTCTTCGTACATTGCCGAGATCTTATCTTTCAAGGCTTCTTGTTCCCTCATCTTCATCATTTTCTCAGGATCGATTTCCTCACCTGCAGAAATGACATTCGATAAGAATCTTCCACGATTGATATTGTAGTAGTTTACATTTCGTCCATTGAAGATAAACCAACAAGCCAATAGCCAAGAGATGACTTGGTCATCATGATCTTCCTTATCCGAGCCATGGTCAATTCTTCCATCGATAATCACCAATCCTAATAACTCACGAATCAGTTTCTTATCTTTTACTTTATCAGCAATAATATCGATTGCACGGTAGAAAGTTTCACCATACAAGTTATCACGAGAGTATCGACCTTTACCAGAAGTACTGTAACCAAAGGTACTGCGATACATGTTCGCAACAGAAGCAGGATTCGGATGAGCATCCATGTTCAAGAAGGTTCTTTGATTCTCATCTTTCTCATGGACAATCGTATTGAAGATTTGTTTAAAAGGATTAATCCCATGTGCTGGTAAAGTCTCAATCAAGAAATCGATAATACCTTGAGCTGAAGATCGATTCTCTGGTACTAACAATAGTTTAGGGAATCGAATAATCAAATCACACAACCATTGAGCATATTGGAATAGATTGACTTTATTGATACTCGCAGTACCAATAATATTCAAATCCAAAGCATTCACAAAGGTTAATGAGCAGGCATCTTTACCAATAGCTGAAGAAGAGTCCAAACCCACAATAATCGGACAATGATTGAATAAGTCAGAGAGTTCATTTTGATTGACATACCAGTTAATGACGATACCGAACTTACCAATATCTCTAAAGAGAGGATCAGTTTCACTGTTCTTAATCATCTGTGCTTGTTCTACTGTAAATGGAGAAGACTCTGTACCTGAAGTCCATACGTTATAATAGTCACGTAATGCGTCTTCACCGGTTACTTTGTTTCGAGACATGTTCTCAATCAACCATTCGTCAGTATAACCTAATTGACGATGTGAAAATGTGCCTTGTACTTGGAACAAACCAAAAGTCTTAGCCAAAGGATCAGAAGGATTAGAATCTGCACGTACTCGTTTTTCAAATTCTGCTGCATCAAATGAATCGTAATACTTCTCGTCAAACTGAGCAGATTCATTCCAAACTTCATAAGCCCATCGACCATGTGGCGTATCTTTCTTACCGGCAGTAGTCGTGAAGATAGAGGCAGTTTCTTTACCTTGGGCTAAAGCATTCGTCCTCGCCGCGTCCATCGCAGAACCCATAGATGGAATGGTAATGTAATTGAGTTTACAGAATGCTACCTCATCACACTGACGTACTTCTACCGTGTTACCACGACCTTTCTTATACGCAGCGTCTTCAGACTCTTGAGCAATAATGGTATTATAGTAATTGTTGTTACTCAATACCGTAATACCTTCAGAGTTATTACTATCTTTACGAGTAAGAGGATTTAAGTAAGCAGGTAAAGTAGCAATCAGTGTTCTTAATCGAATCACGTTTAACATACGCAATTGAGAGTCTTTTGTATATAACAATAACTTCAAGCTCTTACGGAAACAGAGTAAATACATCATGATGATATCCGTAGAGTAAGACTTACCAGTCTGACGTGGTTGGATTAAGAAGTATTGACAATGGTTAAAGAAACACCAGAACAAAGAGATGTTTGCCCTATTCGCTCTAAAGAACATTCTATTATCACTCGTAGAGTCTGGTGTTTGAGCAATCTCTCGGAAGAAATACCAAGGATTGATAGCAATTTCGTTTGCAATTTTTACAATGGTTTGCGGGGACAAATTATCAGCAAAAGGATCCACAAATTCCAAGTCAGGATCATGCAAAGCCAAATGGAAATAATAATTCTTTAATCCCATCTTTTTAAAGACGTTTGCTAAGTCAATGAACGACTGATTCTTAGTGGAAGTATGTACGATCGATCCGAGGTTCTCTTTTTTGTCCCAGTCCTTAAGATATAGGATCATGGTTGTTCACTCACTTTATAAATTATTTCAAATCCATACTATTAACATGAATTAATCGCGCATTCATGCGATTTAACACATATACTTAAAGAGATTGGACTAATCCAATCTCTCTATTCTAACTTATTTTTTGCTATCTACTATCTAAATTCTAAAGGAAAATTAAAAATGAACAAATCAGTACTGAAGGAATTTTATTCCGATGTAATCAAGAATCCACTGTTTCAAGATAAAGAAACAGTTTCACTTCGTGATCTCTTATTAGAAGATAAAGAGATTGTTTCCAAAACCATTAAGCATATAGCAGGTAGCTCATATGCATTAATGCACAGTAATGCAATCAATGGAATTCAAGAAGGATTCCATGAATGGGTATTAAATACGAATGAAGATGAACTCTTTCGTCAAATTCGATTCCCTACTAGGATTGATCACGATTCCGTGATTGATGTTACTAATCCGATCTTGGATTTAACACATGCTTCGCTAGATGAGATTTGTCTGGTTTATCATGTTTCTGTAATCTTCTTAATGGAGTATTACATTCAGCACTTTGCTGATAAGAAGTGGCAAACTGAACGTATCATTGGTGAAGTCTCTCGTTACTTAACTAATTCCCTCTACTTCTACATCAATTTGTGTGCAGACCACGCCACTTATATTGGTGACTTCTTAGTAGAGGAATCCCACTTAATCGTATTAGTCGTCATGATTAAGTTCTATCGTAATCTAGATAAAGAATACGTAGTTGGTATCTTAGAATACTTGACTTATCTTTATTTAGAAAATGAAGGCGATTTCTCTGATGAAGTAATTGAGGATTTGGATAGCTACATAAAAAGAAATTTCAAAAACGTAGATCTGAATAAGGTATTCCAATTGAATGCAATACTTTGCTTAGTCAACGTTTTCGATATTGTCGAATACTTCTTGGAACTCTTTGTCAATCCAGAAGGTTTCGACATCTTCCCGAAAGAGGGTTATTCTCCCTCTGAACTGCAAACCACTATCTCCAACTGGAGTATGGTGTAATTTTATTCTAACTTTATTTAAAGGAAATTCAAAATGAAAGCAAAACAACTTGACATCACTCGTGAAGAAGCCAATGAAGTACTGGGTAACCTGGCTAAGCAGTTTCTGCATAATGTTCACTACCATCTCTTCTATCTGGATCAACAAGAAGACAAAGAACGTTTCACTTATCGCACTATGGAAATTGGCAAAATGATCCTGTTCTACATGGACGAAGTTGCCGAATTCTTGAATCTTCAAAACTACGTTGTAAACTTGGGTGATCCAGGTGATGATGTATGTTTCGAATTGGGTGTGAAGAAACCTACTGTAGAGCGTATTCAAGCTATTCTGGATTTGTTTGAGGCTTAAGATGGAAAACTACGAATACGATCCAGAATTGGAAGAAGAACTGGAAGAGGGTGAAGAAATCGTTCCTCTGATAGTAGGTCCAGTAGGTAAAGTACCTGTGAAGTATATTCTGGACTATTCCAAAGAAGGACAGACCCAAGAAGAGCGAGAAGAGTATATTAACCTGCTCGCTCAATTGGGGATTAATATCTGTGCGAAAGCATTGGATTATAATGATGCTTTTGTGGTTTCTACCTTACCTGAATTGGAAGCTATTGATACGGAAACTGATGAAGCAGATCCTTACGAATACGTTAAGCCAAAACTGATTACTATTAATCAGAAAGTAGCATTTACCGTATTCTACCACAAGAACTTGCCTAAGTCCATTGTGGATGGTTTGTCTAATCAGTTATTCCAAAATAAAGAAAACTTACGCATTAAAGACTTTGACGTAGTTACTACCATGGTGTGTTTTGATGATTCAGTCATGACTGAGTTTGAATATCGCACCGAGATTGCTAAGCTACCGATCAATTGCTTCCATTTTGATGACGTGGTACTTTATCTAACCGATAGTGAAAACCCTAAAGAGAAGCCAACACTTTGTATTCGTATCCTCTATCTCCCTGATCAAACAGGCAATAGCGACGATTACGATTCTACTGCTCAATTCATTATCGCTTTGGATAAAGACATCAAAGAAGCCATTAAGGAAGAGTTGTCTCGTCTGAAGTTAGACTTGACACCAGAAGCATTGTCTTATGTTAATACGACTAAAGGTTCAATCACTAAACCCAGTGTCAATTGCTTTGATGTGATTCATTTTCACAAATTAGCAAAAGTAAGTTTGAATGCATTGAGCCAAGCGGTTAACAATAACATCGTGCAATAAAGCATACTCACTACTCCAATTAAGGAGTAGTGAGTATTTCTTTTTTTTTTGCTTTAAGCATTGGTCATGACGAAAGTGGCAAAGACTGCTAATCGATCAGTGATTTGCATCAGATCGAATAAGTCATTACATTTCAATTGTACTTCATCCATCTTAATACCAGCAGGTACTAAAATCACTAGGTTAACAAAGTAACCTTCTACAATTAACTGCCTGACTTTCTCAATGTGTTTGTTGTTAATGGTTTCGTACTGAATCGTCCAAATAAAAGGATGAGGATTACCTTTAATCAATCCTGCGATTTCATTGGTAATGTCGTATAGTCCTAAACCACCTTCTACATGTTCCACGCTTAAGATAGTCTTATCAGGATCTTTCATCAATGGAATAGGTTCGGCACTACTAACCACATCATTTCGTCCAATCGTATAACTCTTAGTGGGATCACTTTTATCCCCTAAGTCACGACCTAAAGACTCAACCATGTGTTTATCATCACCACCATCTTTACGGAAAATCTCATTCAAACGACAAGCAATCTGTGTGGCATAGTCACCCATAATCGGTACATATTCACCATCTTCAAATCGCTTGGGTACAATAGCAGACTCTGTACTCAATTGAGGTTTAAATGAATAAACCGGTACTACAGTAAATTTCATTTTGGATAGTCTTTCTTTTTTAAATTAAATTACCCATGGTAATGCGCCATAGTTTCCAGTTTTGATCTTCATCAGCTTGCCAGAGGATGCGAGAAGCATCACGTTTCTTCTCTTGATAAAGTTCTTCAGCATCAGCGTAAGTATCTAACCATTCACTAAAAGCAGATAATTCAGAACCACCGTCTAACATAGCACGATTGACTCGAATCTTTAACTTTTTATAGATGTAAGCCTTACAAGCCAATACACTTAATTCTTTCACATAAGCAATTGCTGTGCGATCAATCGTATTTAATTTAGAATCGTGTTCTACTAAGATATCGACTAAACAGTTAGGGCTTAAATAAGAAGCTCTTTTAATCAAGAAAGAGTTAGGCGAGATCACTTCTGTTTTCTCTAGGTATTGAGGAGATACTGGCATGTTACCTGCGACCATTTTAGAAGCTGCTGCCATAATCGTAGAAATACCTGCTGCTAATCCATCTGTACCATTAATCCCGCCTACCAGATTAACCGTATTAACACCTAATACAGACAATATCTTTCTATTCTGTAAGATATTAGGTGGAATTACGACGACATAATCAGAAGCATTCAATCGTTCAATTTGACAATCTTGTAAAGAGATGGTAATCTGATGAGCATATTCCAAAGACAAATCAGGAATCACTCGTTTTTCAAATACTTCTGTAATGATACGAGCATCTGCACTAGCAGGACGATAGTAATCTTGCCTATAAGGTGTGACAAATGCCTCCTCAATGAGTTCTTCTGGAATCACTTGATGAATTTCGGCTAGACACATATTCACGGTAGACATAAGTCCATCCTTTCATTCGTGTTTTAATAAATAGTATAAGCTATAATTTTCATACGAATAATCTAATTAGTTATATAAATATATTATTATATTGAGCAAAATAAAGCTCTATAATGTTCGAAAGGAAATATTAGATGCAAATTGTAAACTTATTCGGTGTAGGTGGTGCGGGGATCGATTGCGTGAAAACCATTTTGGAAGATCATGTCAAACAAGACGATTCTCAGTTAGCCCAACTGAATGTCATCTTGGTAGATACTTCGGTTTCTAACTACAAACGAAACGAAGAATTCTTCAAAAAGCATGGTGTTAACTTAACACTCATTCCAGACTTGGATGGTAATGGTCAAGTACGTAAATCCAATATTGATAAAATCATGCCACACACTGCAGGCATTATCAATAACCACACTACCGATGAAGATATCCTGAATGTGATTATTCATTCAGCTTCTGGTGGTTCAGGTTCCGTGATTTCTGTACTGCTGATGAAAGACTTGATGGCAGAAAACCGTAATGTCCTCTCTATGGTCATTGGTGACGCGACTACCCGTAATTATGCCCACAATACTCAAGCGACTTTGCGTAGCTACGAGTCTATTGCCCGTCAAGCTAAGAAACCAGCAGTAATCAAGTACTTCCAAAACTATGCTTCTTCTGCCGTTTCTCCTAAACTCTCTCCACAAGAAGTCAATAAGAAAATCTCTCAAGCCGTATTGGATCTTCGTATCTTGACTTCTGGTAATGTTCATGGTGTAGACTCTGCCGACATTACTAACTTCTTAGACTATACCAAAGTCTCATCAGTTCCGGCTTCTCTGACTCTACTGACTAATGTCGTTACTCCGGTAGATTCAGACGAACGTGAACTGGAACGTGTATTGAAAACAGATTTGGATGATACCCAACCTATTTCTGTTATTACCATCAATACAACTGACAACACCGAACATCAAGAAATCAAATGTACCTATCGTGTAGAAGGTAAGTTTGATTATTCTGCTAAAGACAAATCTTTGTTCAACGTACACTTCACGATTCACGACAGCGACTTGATGGCTAGTGTGATTAATGAATTGACTAAGAGCATTGAAGAGTTCGACAAGAAAGAAAATGTTCGTGTTCGTTCTACCATTAATGTGGCAGATAGCGACAATCAATCTGGATTGGTGTTCTAACTAGTCTAGAATGCGCTAGGAATGAAAAACTAACTAAGACCTATACCTACTCCTTACCAGGGTAGGTATAGTCTTTCTATGCGTATTTTTACAGACTTTGTGAATTTATGACAAATAATCCAACTATATAGGAATTTATCATGGAACAAACTTTTTTCGCTTTAGATATCGATAAGGCGATTCAAGATGTATTCCAGTACGGACATCAACTATTAGAAAATCCTATTGGTTCTGTAACAGAGAAAACCTCACAAGAACTCTTAGGTGAATACATCACAAACCATCGATTTACTTTATCGAGTTTTAACTGGATTTATAATCTAGGGATTAATAAGATTTACGAAGAAGAATTTGAACGTAGTGGATTTAAAAGAGACGTATGGTCTTGGTATGCTGGTTTGAACATCATTCTTAACTATTGGTTAGAAAGAATGGGGTGTTGGGCAATTGTTAATAAGCAATACCAAATCATCGATACCGTTAATCTACTCATGACATTCGATAAAAATCTAACAGGACATACTGAAGTCGGTAAAGATATCTCGATGTTAATCTCAGCAATCCAAAGTGGACATGTTGAGAACTTCTTCTCTAAAACCATTTCAGCATTAGAGAAAGCTTATCAAGAAGACATTCAGTATTGTCCATTCATTCAAGATAAGAACATCAATAACGAAGGTGTAAAACTACCCATTACTTTTGTCATTGATCCCTTCTATTTAACGATTACTTTTATACACTAAGGCCTGGCATCATGGAAAACGAAGAAATCATTAGCTTAAACGTACGAGAAATATTAGAAGACGTAGAGCAGCAATTAGTGAAAATAGGAATCTATTCTAAACCTTTATTTGAAACAGAAGACTTTGGGTTTTATAACTGGGCAACTTATCGTGAAATCATTATCCCAGGTAATACTTATTTACTAGAAGACATCGATGGATCTTGTGCTGAAATAACTTATAAGAAATCCATTAAGACTTTCAATACTTTTAGAAAATGTCAAGTAAAAGACATTAAAACAAAAGAAGTCATCTATACACCATTTAGCAATGCTGTGTTTGCTCGTATTTGTCATGCAGAAACCCTAGCATTAGTTAAAGAAGTGGTTGACTATGTATTAAGACGAGACCTACCTAAACGTTTTGGCGGAATGGAATTTTACCGAATGCATGATGTGGTTGAAGAAATCGTTAGCAATATATTCCCTCTGCATTATCAAGTATTGATCCAAGATGGGTTAGAAAGAAAAGATTTCAGTACGAATCCTTTATTTGTACTGGTATACAATCTTTTAAAACTGATCGAAGGTATCGTCATTACTTCTAAACTCAATAAACAAGATGTTTACGTATCCTCTTTTACAAACGGATTCATCTATATAAAAAGTTTAGGAGATTACAGAATAATTGAATGGGAAATGATTCATCAGTTCGCTTGTGAAACGGAAGAAGCCGAAACAGGCAGAGCATGTAGTGAAGTCGATCCTGTTCGTGTTCTTTTAGACGTATCTGATATCTACGTAGAAAATACAGTAGAGAATCGACGACAAATGGAAGAACGAGCACTAGCAGCAAAACTCGTACTGTAAAATTTATTTTCAGAAAGTAGTACTAAGTATGGAAAATACGATCCATCATTCAGGAAATAGATATTCAGTCACGTATTTAGCCGATATCTGTCTTATTGACATTTACGCATTTTTCCAAGAGGAGCTTCTCAAGAAGAAGTTATCCTCTTGGGATTTTCGTACTTGCGGATACGAAAGTGTACATCACTTTTTTTTGACGCATTTACACGAGCTATACGATGAATTCGTTAATCCTGATAACAATGTAGACAAATATGTCCAGTTCGTGGAAAACATAACAAATATAGGGCTGGACATCCATGTAGCAGATACAATACTGAAGTACTTAGATACTTTAGTAGATGAAGTTTTAGATAAAGCAAAAGCAGCAAATAAAGAATGTGTTTATATTCAAGTGCAAGAAGACATTGACTACCTGCCAGTAGCCTCTATTTATTGCTTAAGATACCAAAACAATATTGGAGTAGACACATATGTCCCTAGGCAAGAAAACTGTTATTAGCATTAACATCCCCAGTCAGTTGTTAATTGCGACAGATTTAATTTATAAAATGACTAACCACCATATTGACATTCATCAGTTGGTGGATTTCATTTCTAGAAACAGACCCTACAACAACATCGATTTCGATGCTAAAGCTTCTACAGAAGCCATTCTCTTATCCGATATCTTCGTAGAGAATATTGAACATTACCAAAATACCCCAATGGGAATACAATTGTACGACACACTCTTTCAAGTCATTCAAGCGTATTATCGATACATTAGTGACAAAGGCATGTACTTGTCTTCACAAAACAATTATATCTTGTTCACTAAGGAATCTTTGATTCTGGATAATGTCGTATGAACTTAACCCACCAAAGACTAAAAGACGATCCTGATTTCGTTTTAAAAGCTTACTATTTTGATTTATCAGAGAAGTACTACATTTCAGATGGGAATCTAGTCTTTGAGATTATGAATGAAATGAAACGTACTTTTATTTTTAGTGTTAATCAGTTTCATTTATACATAATGGAAATCGATAGAGTACTGAGAAAGAAAGATCATCTCTTTCAAATAGAGAATATGCAAGATTTCTTTAACGAATTTTCTTTTTTAAACATTTATCCTGAAATCACTTTAGATGTTGAAACAGAGAATCGATTAATTGAATTAGCCTATCGTTTATATTCTTCAGTACTCTCGATCATGATGACGAATAAATTATACCTACCGAAACCTGTATTACAAGCAGATGGACTTTATAAAGTCAATTGCTATCACATCGGTGGGTACGACAATTTTAACATCATTCTTTATAAGACTAATCCGTGGAGTCCCATTTAAAATGGCTGTGAATCGACAATTACAAATCGGCAAGGTTTATTCCTTTGATACTTATGCTCCTGAGGTACTAGGTACACGTATTGCTAATGCTAAATGCTTAGCAGTACTCAATGCCCAAAATGCAATTTCTAATGGTGTAGACATTATTGCTTTACATGAGCAAATGCGTCCACATCTTCCAGTGGGTTATAATAATGATCCCATGACCATGATTTATGTGAAGCTAGTTAACTCTTCTGGACTAGAAACCATTTATTCCATGGATTGGATTAATTTAGAAACCTTGCAAGAAACTCGTGCAGACCGTATCATTGCCACGATTGATGGTGTATCTATTGAAGATCTAGAGATTATTCGTAGAGCACTTTCTATCCAAGGTTACAACAATTTTAATTTGGTCTTAACAGAGAGCTAATTCTCCCTTTAGTACTCTATATATGACCGAAATACACTTTAGTACTTATTCTTAATCGTCTACAGTCAGTGCATTCACTTTCCGAAGCTTTGAAAACTCTCCTTGCTCAACCAAAGCGGATTCGGACCAAAACAGCCGTACTGACTCAATAGCCCTCCCCAAGCTTAGCTAGACATTGAGTGGTTTCTTTATAGTCATTCTTGATCATGAATGTGGTATGGGTAATGTTCGAATTCACACCTTCGAAATTACCTCTATGAAGAAATACATTGGATCCCCGATACAACGAGATGACGATCTCCCCTTTAATATCCAGTAAGACTAGATAGTGGAAATACCAACGCTTGCAACCCCAACTGAAACCCCTACCTCTTAATACAGAGGTAGGGGGAGTAAGTTTTATATGTTTTTGTATGAGATTTAAGATCTTAATTCATTCTATTTTTCTTTTGATCAAAAAGGATTAACATAATGGCTAAAAAGAAAACTGAAGACGGCCAAGAAGTCGAGGCTACAGGCGTAGAAGCGCCTAAAAAAGCTTACGAAGGCGGCGAAGTAGTTTACTGGCTCCAAGGAGAAGTCTCTAATGACGATTCTCCTCTTATTCGTAATGCTAAGCGTGTTTTTAATGAACAAACAATCCCCCATGTAGAAAATGATTCTACTACGGTAGCGAACATTAAATACGCAATGATGACTGGTGCTCCTGCAGAACCTTCTCGTGAAGAAGTAAATCCTGCTGGTGGTGCTGCCACTGGTGCAGGTACTGAAGCTGTAGGTGGTCGTTTCGTACCGCCGGTAGCTACCCCTACCTCTCAAGGTAACGAAGGTGAACGTGCTAATACTCCTGAACGCGCTCCTTCTGGTCAGACTGGTAAACCTGAAACTTCAGGTGCTCAAACCCCTCCACCCCAATAAGGTGATCTATTTACACTCTACTCCACTTAGGGGTAGAGTGTAAATTTATCTATGTATTCATTATTCTTTGAAAGTTTTAATCTAGGAAGATACGATGAGTACATCTGCTATTATTCGTAATGATCTCTCTGGCATTAATGTCAAGAATTTCGATTTGAAAGAGAATGTATTTGTATTAAAATCTCACGAATATACTCGTAAGCTCAATCCTGTAGGAGATTACGTAGAACAACAAGCTAAATTCTTATCGGTCATGGAATCGATTCCATTTGAAGAAGCGAAAGAATTTGTAGCAACGAATATTAAACCCGATGGTTTATTCCCCATTAAGAATCCTAAGATCAAATGTGTTCGTAAGGATGAAAATGGTGATAGGTACGAAGACGATACTTCTACCTTATTACAATACTTAAAAGAAACCTTTGCAGGTGAAGAGATCATGGCTGCTACGTTTACGACTTTTATGCCGCATAAACGTAAAATGTCTTATATCTCCCAATACGTAGAAGAAGCATTCCCAAAACGTAAAGCATTAAAGAAACGTCAGTTCCAAATGAAACAAATGGGTAATGCAGTAGGTGAAGCCTTTGCGAATAATGGACAGAATAACATTAAGCGTTCCATTAACTCTATTTCAGGTGCTTCTTCGTTACCTTCTACACCCATCTATTGTATATCCATGCATCCTGTATTGACTTCAAACTGTCGAATGACTTCTGGATATGCCAATGCCAATAATGAAAAACTATTAGGTGGAAATCGACATTATCATTCTGCTGATGTGACGATTAATAACTTAGTAGCACTGACTACTAATATTGATTTAGAAGCTGTAAAATCAGTACTAGATAAATACGATCTTTATGTACCTAATACAGAAGAGTTATTTGATTACATCTTAGAATGTACACGTAACTATTGGAGATGGCCTGAGAAAGAACAACTGATTAAAGAATTCTTATTTAAATGTACTCGTGAAGAAAGAGCCTGTATTGCTTATATTTACGATTTACATGCGATGAAGAAATTCAATGAAGAGTTCATGTACGAATTCATTGGTAAGCTTTCTGAAAAAGTAGAGAGAATTCCAGGACTAGAATTAGAAGAAGCAGGACAAATCTTTAATAGTGCATTAGATGAAATTAAGATTCATGCCATTCAAGTCCATTCGGATAAAGTCATTGGTGAACGAGAATCAGAATACGTGAAAACAGAAACCGTATTGGATATGGCTTCACAAGTCATCAATACGTATCATGTATTCCAAGAGTATAAGGATTATATTCAAACATTCTTACGCTCTCGTCACTTACCTTCTTCATTAGCTATGCTTCCAGCTATCTTACGTAAAGTCGTACTAATGTCAGATACTGACTCTTCTATCTTTACGACAGAAGCATGGACAAAATGGTATACGAATAAATCACGTGGTTTTAAAGACAAGCAATTATCCACAGGTGTTTATTCTGCGATGGTAATGTTGTCTTCATTAACTTTAAAACACTTGTTAGCGACAATGTCAGCAAACCTAGGTGTGCCTGAAAAGTATATCTGGGGTATTGCGATGAAGAATGAATTTAACTTCGTGATTTTCGTAAACTTAAATCGTACGAAACACTATATTGCTACGATTGCGATTCAAGAAGGTAACGTTTATTCAGAATTAGATATTGAGAAGAAAGGTGTCCACATGAGGAACTCGAATAGTCCTCAAGACATCATTAAACACGCTGAGAAGATTATGGAAAGACTCTATAACTTCCACAGCGATGAAAATATTAGAGTACTCGATATCTTAAAAGAAGTTGCAGATGCAGAAAGAAAGATTATTCATTCTCTAGAAAAAGGTGAACCCATTTATTATCGTTCTACCCAGATTAAAGAGAAAGATTCTTATAAGAAAGAAGAAGACCAATCTCCTTTTGCCAATTATAAGTTCTGGAATGATACTTTTGGTAAGCATTACGGCATGACAGATCCACCTCCTTATTCTTCATTTAACGTGAAGTTAGATATTGCGAATAAAACCGATATGGAGAATTGGTTAAATTCTTTCGAGAATAAAGAATTGGCTAACGATATTCGTGAGAACATGAGAAAAAGGAAGAAAGACTACTTAGGAACCATTAATATTCCTTATGGTGTATTTACCTCTCAACCAATTCCTGCTGAGATTATTCCTAAAGTAGCTAAACGGGATATTGTGATTAACTTGTGTGCACCTTATTACATTGCACTGGAAGCTGTCGGATTTTTCTTCTTTGATAAGTTCAACAGCAAATTAATCTCTGATTATTATTAAAGGAAATCAAAATGAGTGAAATCATTTCTTTAGACGAAGAGAAACTGGAATCTTTGGTAGAACGTATTTATTACCATCGAGTACCTGATACTACTGTAACCATTTGTGCCATTACCTTGAAAAATGGTTTTACTGTAGTCGGGGATTCGGCTTGTATCGATCCTGAAAACTTTGATCACAGCATCGGTGAACAAGTCGCTTACAACAATGCTTTTGAGAAAATCTGGCAACTGGAAGGTTATCGGATTAAATCTCAATTAGCAGAGAAAGCATAAAAGTATCACTCCTCTCTACCAGAAAAGGTAGAGAGGAGTATTTTCTATTTTTACAAATTAAACAACCATTCTACTTCTTTTTCAAACAGAGGTTTTAAATCTGCTACTCGATAATCATCGAATACCTTACCTCCTTTTAAACTCAGAAGCTCGTATTTGAATCGATTAAGATATCCTCGATTAACATACATGTAAGGTTGAGCAGGAACATTCAAGCAATGCTTCAAGAATCGAGACATGGCTAAAACATAAACCCATTTATTCTGTCTGTTTAAAAGAATAGGTGGATTATCCATAAAGGTAATCGCTCTTACATCACCAATCCCATGGATGTTTTGACAAATCTTAGCAATGTTGTAATTACCATTTCTAGCTCGAGAAAAGATATCTTTAATATCGGTATCTAATTCTTGAGAAGAAGTATTGACATAGAACGAAGTGCCTACGTAATCAATCGTAGGAGAAATACTGTCATCAGTCAGCATACAGTTCTTATTAATAATCACTTGGTTCAAATGAGAAGGTAACATGTTAGGTAGCACGACCATGCCTAAGAAATAACCAATATTAGGAATCTTGTGTTCAGGATTGACTATCTTAATACGACGATGATGAATACGCCAAGCTAAGTATTGCATGACTAATAAATTAATATCGATCTGGATAATCGCAAAGCCTGGCTTATCAACATAATTTTTAATCGTCATTAAGTTATAAGAGACATGAGTTTGGTCATGACGTAAAACAATCACAGGACTTAATTCTTGCCATTCTCTTTTAACATATTCCCAATCCCAATTATTCTCTACGATAGTGATTACTTCTGTTGTATTTGGACCATAGAAGTTTCCATAGTGCAATTTCCCCACACTTCTGTAAGAAGTAAACCCTAAAGCATTGGCTTTGACAAAAGCCGTATTATAAACGTATTGCTCTACGTATTCATCAGGAATATTTTCCCCAATATCCAGATGATGTAAAATCCTATATAAAATGTGTTGACCAGCTACGTAGTAATAGTTGTTACGATACCAGTTAATGGCTCTTTTTAATCTGTTATCGATCACTCGGTTAGCATAAGCCAAATGCCAAGTTTCTTCCTTACGTATCTGGTTCGTGATACCAACAATATTAAACATTAGCTGAACTCTTTTTGATATAATAAAATTTTTAAGTAATAGACGGTCATATGAAGATTTACTATTACACCAATCCTGAGTCACTATTTGGTAGTAAATAAAATCTTCAGCTTACTACCTATATATGAAAGAATATAATGCTGATCCGAAAGGGTTAGCATAGGGAGATATATTATCTCTTTTTATAGAAACGAACATTTTAGTATAGCTTTTAATACTATTTAAAAAATATTGAACTCTATACTATTAATGTGTAATAGGGAACAGAATGTAATTCAATCAATCTTTATATTCTATCTATTACAGTTAACGTTAATTGTAAACAACCCTTCTATTTTAAAGGAAAAAGAAAAATGGCTATCGATTTTAACGATAAACAAAACCAACAACAAAGCGGTTTCTTGGGAAACGCGAAACCCTTCACCTTCAGCGGTAATCGTGGCTTTGGTGGCTTCAATGTCATCAATGGTTCTCTGATGAGCTTTGAGAAAACTTTGAAAGAAGTATTGGAAGCTCGCGTTGCCGTAAACGAAGTAGACATTGGAATCATCCCGATGGACCACAACAACCATCCTCAACTGCCTTTGGACGTGATGCTGGTTACAGCTCGTCGCAATGGTGAGAATGGTGAGAAAAACCTGCGTGGTGTATACGCCGTTGCAATTTGCAAATCCACCGATACCCTGCGTGAACAACAAGTAGATCTGAATGGTCGTAAGTTCAGCATCGACATCCTGCCTAGCCAAATGTTCAATGCACAAGAGCTGGTAAACTTGTTCGTGAAAACCGCTAAAGACAAATTCAAAGAAGATGCTGTCTACTGCGGTGGTTCTACTCTCTTTACTGACGAAATCGATCTGAAAGACCAAGGCGTAGTCCTGAACAACTTGATCGAATACTTGATGGCATGTATCACTCATGCCGAATACGAGAAAAACCGTCGTGAACGCAAACTCATCGACATGAACTTTGCAGCGCACAAAAATACTGAAGTATTGACTTGCGAACGCAAACTGAACACTGCTCCTGTATTCGACCATGCTGGCCAGCCGATCCGTGCCGACTTCATCCACACTGTATCTTCTCGTGACGAAAGCCAAAACAATGGTTCTTTCTTGGATGGTGCAAACATTGCACGTGAAGTGACTCACCTGACTGGTTATGTTGATTTGCTACCAGTATCTCCGAATACTGCTGGTTTGGCATCTGCAATGAATCCTTGGGGTTCTACTGGCTACGGTGCTGCACAAGTGACTGGTCAACAAACTCCACTGGATGCGACTCGTGTATACGTCACTAACGTGGTATTCACTTCCATCAATCCGTCTGACAGCCAAACCATGGGTAACATCCTCTTCGGTCTGGTATCCGGTGTGATTGCTTCTTGGGACAACTACTGGTGGGTAATGACTGCTCTGAATCCGAAACAACAGGCTCCAAATAGCCTGCATTCAGTAGCAGGTCTGGGCTACGACATTTCTCAAATGCTGCGTCTGCCTAACTTCGAACCGTTCCCAGTTGACGATCCTAAATACGACGACGCCGCTTGGGTACAAACCCTGAATACTTACTTCCGTCCTGACGTAGTATTCTCTCTGGAAGTAGGTCTGGGCACTATTGGCGAATGGAAATACAACGCCATCCTGCAAGCTGCAATCGAGTCTTACGACGAAGCCGTGAAACCAGGTTCCTACAACAGCTACCTGATCGATCTGGCTACTCTGTTGACCAACGGTGCGTTCACTGAAGAGTATAAGAAACTCGGTGGTGATGGTCGCGTAGTAACTACTCTGCGCGATCGTCAAATCCTCGTAGGTTCTTACTACAACAATGAACTCAAAGCCATCCGCTCACTGCAAGACTTCGACCGTCGTCTGCTCCTGAACCAAGTGAATGGTCAAGTAGAAAACATGGCCATCGTAACCGACTGGACTTACGCTTCCGTAGATCCGTCTCTGAATACTCTGCAACGCTTGGGTATCCAACAAGATGTCATCAAACGTCAAGCGCCATCTGCTAAAGTAACTGGTTATGGTGTCCGTGTAGACTTCGACGCACGCTTCATCCAAGCCCTGGTATTGGGTATGCGTCACGCTGGTATGAACTTGCTCAACAGCAATACTGTTGTTCCGGTTAACCAAGCTCAATACGCAGTACACATCAACAACGCCATGGTTTCTAATATCGGTGCTCAGCTCGGCTACCAAAACGTAGCTCGTGCTAATCAAGGCGCAGGTATTTTCAACTACGGTCGCCACTACTAATGTAGTATAGAATGTTTCCTCCTGACCCCCTAAAGGTCAGGAGGGGATATTTCTTATGTTTGTCCAGGTTTTATTTTTTAGAAATAGCATTATCTTTGATGATCTATTTTGAGAGCAAACTAACTACATGAAGGAAGTGTAAACAAATGGGAACTTACTTAAAATACGTCAATAGTGACGAGATTTACAACAATACCACCTGTGCAAAAATCATCGTCAATGATCTGCCGAATCGTAGCCAGAAAGATAAAGCAACGATTAATAGCTTATTAATGCTAGAAGTAGGCGAAGTATTTGATAATGTACCACGATGCTCTTGTGGTGCATTGTCCATGAAGATGTATAAGGGAGTAAGATGTAAGAAATGTGATACAGTCGTAGAAGAGATTGTGACCAATAACTTAGATGATAAGATTTGGGTCAGAGCACCTGAAGGTGTTCCAGCTTTAATGAATATCAAGATTTGGTATCAGTTACAATCCTACCTACAACGTTCATCGTTTAAGTTTAATCTTTTACAATGGCTAACCGATCCGGATTATAAACCCAAAATCACGAAGATGTCAGCCCCTATTCGTAAAGCATTACAAAAACTCGATGAACACGGATTGAATGTCAGAAGCTATCAATTCTTCTACGACAATTTTGATCGATACATGGAATTCCTATTGCTAAATCCAGAATTCAATACTCGTGCAGAAGAACGAGGACCTGAACTTTATCGATTGATTAAAGAAAATCGTAAAGATGTCTGGGTGCAATACGTACAAATTCCAAATCGTGCTTTAACCATTATTGAAAAATCCAATGGTAAGCAATGGGTAGATGCCTCTACGCCTAAGCTATTAAAAGCAGTACGGCGCATGGTAGGTATTGACAATGATGAAAACTTAAGAAGCAAAACTTCTGCAAAAACGAAGCAGTCTCGTACTTCTAAGTTCTTATCCGAAATGGCAGAGTATTACGGTAAAGAAATCGACCCCACTTACTTGAGTAAGAAGTATGGTTTATTCCGTAAACACATCGACGCAACACGCTCTCACTTCTCTGCTCGTTTCGTGGTAACAGCGATTACAGAACCACATCGTTTTGATGAAGTATGGTTACCTTGGGTAGGCGCTATGTCTTTGTTTGGTCCACATATCCGTTCTAAATTGTATAAGAAAGGATATTCAGCTAACCAAATCATGGCTATCATGACCAAATACCAAATGGTGTATAACCAAGAGATTCACCAAATCATGACTGAATTGATCATGGAATCTCGTGCACCTTGTGGTGAATATGGTATTCCTATCTTACTGAACCGTAATCCAACATTGAAACATGGTTCGATTTTGCTCTTAAGAGTAACACGTGTAAAAACCGATCCAAGAGATATGTCTGCCTCTACATCGGGTCCTATCGCTCCGATGTACAATGGTGACTACGATGGCGACACAGAAAATTTCTTATTGCTCTTAGATAATATTACGGCACGTGCTTTACAGCCATTTGAACCTAAGTATTCGGTCAATAACTTGATTGATCCTTATACAGCAGATGGTGTAACATCATTGCCTAAACCGACTACCATGTCTATTGCCGTAGCCATGACTAAAGAAACTCAACCTAATCCAGAACAGCTTAGCTTCATGAATCAATTTAAAGCTTAAGCAGTCTATAAGGAAACTATTATGGCTATGTTAATTTCCGGTGGTCGTGATGCAATGCGTAACCACATGTACGGAGCCATATCGTTAGATACGGCAAACTTCATTCAAAACCAAATCCAAAACTTATCGGCTCAGTATGGAGAAGTCGTAAAAGGATTTCAAGAACAATTGATGTCCAACTTCCATGCATCAGCAATGCGTTCTATTAATCTGGCTAAGAATAACTTAGACAGTACAGGCAATATGTTTGATGAAGGATTAAAACGACTCTATACGGTAGATGATTTCCGTACTGCATCGGTTAATAACCAAAACTATACCATGGCAAATCCATACTTCTTGAAAGAGTTTATGTCCGGACGTATGGAAGGATGGCAACGTGATAATCCTTATCCAGGATTAGAAGGTAGTCGCAATCCATATTTCCAAAATGTCATGAATGGCGCTATGCAATATGGTGATGAAGATTGGTTAGACGACGAAGCAGAAGATAAGTTTGTGTTCTACTACAATGATGAAGTAGAAGCCCTTCCAGAGTTAATGGTGAATGAGCGATTCATCATCAAACAAAACTGGAATGCTTTGTACAATCTAATCTCATCACAAGACGACGAAGAAGGAATTATCGATCCAACGAGCTTGGATGGTAATTACTTATAATGTGAATTGGAAACGAGTAGGCAGGAAAACCTGTCTACTCTTTTTTTACTTTGTGTTTGAAAAAGATTAGACAAATGGCAATTACGAATAAAGATCCTAATGTCAAAATGGTGCCGACACTAGACGGAATTGGCTGGATAGACAAAGGTGTGAGTATTAAACTAGACAGACTATTGGCTAACTTCTTTACTTCAGATGGTTCTCAATCTTCACTTTACTACCGTACCTTTAAAACCTATCAAGTCATTAATGCGGATAATGTTAATGATGTAGAAGCTCTACGCTCTTCCATGGAAACCTACTTACAATCTTACTTAAGTAAGTTTTTCGATTCTGTAACGGTAGAAGTTTCATTAGCTGACTTACAAGGTAATAAGAAACTCTTATCGGATTTAGATGAAGCTGCAATTGGCTTATTCTTAACCGTTACCGTTACAGATAAAGAAGGTTATGTTGAAGTCGAGAAACCTGTGATTTACGAAGGTGGTGTATTTAAATACACTCTGGACAGATTCAATAAAGGATATTAAATTAAAATGGCAGAAATCAACTTACTGGAACAAGAAAACAAAAACTCATTAAACGAGGTGGAATCTGTAGAAGAAGCCATGAACCTTTCTATTAAGGAACACATGGCTACGATACAAGATATTCGTCGACAAATGGACGAAGAACTCTCTACCATGGATGTCCATGATTACATCAATAACTACTTAGCTCGTCATTGTGGTTTTGTTTCTACAGAAGATCCTTACGATGATGTAACATGGCTAGAGTTTGCAGGCGGTGTTTATCGTCCTGTCAATCTTACCCATAAAGGCAAGATTGTGGCACAAGTACCTTCTATTTATCCTGATGGATTCTATCATTTGGTTTCTGCTGATAAAGATACGGTAGAACCAGGTGATGACACGGTAGGCGGTACTTTAGTTAAAATCAATCGCTATGCTGAAAACTACCATGAATTAGGTACAGCAGAGCGTAAAGATTATTTTGATGCTTTAGTCTCTCGAGTATCCCCTGAAGCGATTGAAGCGCATAAAGCCAAATGGCGTGAATTCTTTAAAGTCATGGGTGTATTGGATATTGCCGATAAGATTAAAGCAGAAAATCAACCTGAACGACAAGAAGAAGAGAAACCTTCTACCCAATCTGTAAATAATGTTAGTCTTGACTTTATCTCTGACGACGATGATTACTAACTAAATTTACAAGGATAAGAAGATGTTAAGACCGATAAAGGGACGGGTGTTTGGTGATGTGCATTTTTGCCACGCTCAAACCCCTTCTGAAAAGATATTCGAAGAAGTAAGACATTACTTTCCTTACGATAAAACATCTTATTCCTACGACATTACAGTACTGGATGGTGATTACTGGGATAAACTCATGCCCAATAACCATCCAGATACTTTTACGACTGAAGAGTCGATTTACTATCTATTAAAATGGCATAAAGAACACGATTGTCTTTTGATCATTGTAGATGGTACGCCATTACACGATGCTGGACAAATGGAGAAGTTTGTCCACATTAATGAGAACTCTGGCATCAATGCCGATTTATTATTTGTTAAAGATGTTGACATTAAGTATATTGACAAATTTGATCTTCACGTTTTGTTTATTCCTGATCGTCCTCGTTCCTCTCCTGATGATACTTATCAGAGAGTTTTAGAACTGATGGAAGAGAAGCAGTTAAAGCAAATCGATATGGCGGTTATGCATGGATGCTTTCAGTATCAATTACCAGAAATCTCTGCAGACCATAAACACATTGAAGACAATTATCTCTCTATAGTTAAAGGTCCTATTTTTATTGGACACGTCCATACCCATTCTACATTTGAACGTATTATAGCACCTGGTT